ATGATTCCGTGCGGCAAACAAAGCGAAAGTACTATTGAGTATTTCAAGTTGGCTTATGAAAGTAAAATGAAGAAGTTTGGGGAAGAGTGGATTTTCGCCATTGAAAATAAACAAAAACAAGTAATTCGTGAAAAGAAAGAAAAAATTAGAAGAGACCTTACAAAAGGATATATGGCACTACTTAGTGCACAATTAGGAGAATAAATAATGAAAACCCTTGAAAACAAATTAAAAATAGAAGATGATTATATAAATGACGCGATTGACACATTTCAAAAAGGTAAGTTACATATTAGAGAACAAATCATTAATTCAAAAAGCTCTGTTGATCTTTATTATGCTAAATTGCAAATAGACGAATTTTTTAAACAGATTAACGATTCAATAAAATTAATTAAAATCACTTGTAGTGATCTGTTTGAAAAGAAAGAAATGAATATGGCTGCTTTAGAGATACTAATTAATATTAGAGAAGAAGCAAAAAACGAATTTAGCATATTTATTTCTGATAACTATAAACAAATTAAAAGCATATGAATACATAATTTCATTATTAACTAAGGGAGGAAGAACCGTTGGGAGCTGTTGTTCAACCGATAAGGAAATACAAAGTGTTCGATGATATTTTAGCTTTCTTAAAGGAAAAAGACACAGAGAGCTCAGCAGGAAACATTAAGGGGTATAACAAAAATAAGAAGAAAAAATCGAAATATGGATTGCACTCTAATACAGCAGTTAACTATTTAAGCGACATTAAGCAGTTTTTTTTGTTTTACTGTAAGACTGAAATTGAATTTTTAAAAGAAGAACATCTGTCTTTTAAAAGGTCAGATGTTTTGGCATTTAAACATTATCTTGAGCATAACAAAGGGGCAGCTAACACAACTATCAATCGAAAGATTGCAGCACTTAAATCATTGCATGGTGAACTGAAAAGGCTTTATCCTGACTATGTTGAAGATGACCCTTTTTATAACGTTAAAAGGAGCAAAGAAATAAGAAGAACAAGAGCCAATACTTCACAGATCCAAGCAGAAATGATTTGTGACAATATGTTTATTTATGAAAAACAGAAACCACTTCTGAAAAAACTATTTGGGTACTTCCTTTTGCGAAGTTCTTTTAGAATTTCCGCAGCTCTTTATGTTAGGTGGTGTGATATTGAAGTATCTAATGAGAACTCAGATTGGTTTAGAGTCACCGTCATTGATAAAGGTGCAAAACTGTGCACTACAGGAATTCACAGAGTGTTTTATGACCAGTTGCTCGAATTAAGAAGTGATAACACAAAAGACACTGATAGGGTATTCGAGGGTCTTACTGAAGATGCATTTAGAGCTTCTCTCAAACGCTCATTAAAAAGACTGAGCATTCCAGAAGAAAGCGGGATATCTCCTCACTCATTTAAAGGAGTAGGGATAACGGAAGTATTCGAAGCCACAGGAAATGATTATAGAGCAGCCATGAAACAAGGTAATCATAGTAATTTTGATACAACCTTGAGATACTTGAACAGCGAAACAGATATTTCCCAAACAGCCGGAATAATAATGGATGAAGAATTAGACATATCTATACTACAGCAAGTCACTAAAGAAGAATTCTTGGATTTTTTTGGGCAATGTGATAAACAAACATTAAGAAAGGCTTTACAGTTTTTCAGTCGTTAACCCCTATAACCTTGATTAAAGTGAGATGATCTGCTACATTTAACATAGTATTAGGTGAGGTGATATCATGGAATCTCCTGTGATTTTCGATATGGAAGCGGATAAAAAATTGATGGAAGAATTAATTAAGACTAAATTAAAAATACAACATGATAATAAATTAATGGCAGCATATAGACAAGCTATGATGAAGGATAAATTCCCTCCAGGGAAAGCGCAAGAACTTTTCAATAAGCTTAGCAGTCCAAGTGCAAGATTAACGACCGGCGAGAAATATTTTCTCGCGAAAAACTTACACAGGATCACAAAAGAGGAAAGGATTTCTCCTGAAAACTACTTCCCACCCAACGGGATCAAAGATATAGAACTTAACTGGGAAGGCTACAAAACGGACGACGTATCGTTCCCTTACACATTTACAGATGTTACAAAGGTTGCTTCAGACAATTATTTCTTCAAGGTGAAAGCAAGCGAATTATTTAAGCTTTATGAATCACAATTGCTTCGCTACAATCCAAAGGCTCAACGAACTGACAGGACAATTCATTTAAAAGAAGTAGATGATGAAATACCTGTTCCTGAGTTGGTTGAGTCTTCAGTCGAAGCCATAGCACAATTAACAGAAAAGAATGACTTGATAAAGTCAGTATTGACATTTAACGCACTATTAGGAAGCTCAGAAGAAGGAATCGAGCTTTTGTTCGATGAGGAAGAAAGAAAAATAACTGTTACCAAAGGGACTCGCTTAGATGTGATTGATGGTTGGCACAGACTAGCTGGTATAAGCAGAGCTTTTAGAAGGAACCCAAATATTAAAGATTTCTATTTGAAGGTTGATTTGTACAACTACACAATGAAAAAAGCAAGAAAACACTTTGGTCAACAAAATACCATTAATCCAGTGGCAAAATCGAAGATCGCGGAAATGAGTGAGAATGATTATCTTTCTGTTATCATTAACTTTATTAAAGACAATAGTGACATTGGAGAATTAATTAAAGTGAATGAGGACAGTATACGCAAGGGAGAGCCTTATATCACTACTTTTGAAAGATATCTCAAAGGGCTAAAAAGGGCTTTAAATACATTTGATTATACAATTGAAAATTTAGCCGAAGCAAGAAAGCTTGGTATGTACTTGACGGAAGTATTTAATATTGTTTTTAATTCTTATATAGATGATTTTACAAACCATTCCTTTGGGGAAAGTAAAAGTGCTATAACAACTTCACCAGTTATTTTAGGAGTATTAGCATTGGGAGTTAAAATGAAGTTAGAATCAAAATCTGCAGATAGTGTAGAGGATGTACTATCTAGCTTAGATTTTTCCCTAGATAATAAACTGTGGCGAGAGCTTAAATTAGTAAGCGAGGATACAAAACTAAATAATAATGCAATTAAAGACACATTCGAATTTTTTAGTCGGTTGACAACAGAGGTGTAAATAATGGAACTGTATAATGATACGGTAAAGAAAAAGTTTATAGAACAAGTCAAAAAGGAAGAGCAGCCCCAGTTATTATCAATATTCCGGAAAGGTGCGGAACTTGAAGAATATTTGAAAAAAGATATTTACGATTTTAATTCTAAAGAGATCCTTGAATTCTTAACTCTGTTAAACAGATCAACGCTTTCTTCTATAATGAGCTGCTGGTCTCACATCACAAGGTACATTGATTGGGCAATTTATCAAAATATCACTAGAGGCACTACAAATTTGTCTAGAGACTTAACTATTGATGATGTTAAGAACTGCGTAGATGAGGGGAAGAAGCTCTATATTACTTTAAATGAGCTCAAAGAGATTTTAGATACCTTAGTGAACCCCAGAGATAGAGCCATGTTAATTCTGCTATTTGAAGGGGTTCAAGGCTTCAAATGCAGTGAAATATTAAATCTTGAAAAATCAGATATTGAAAAAGCTCTACAGAATGACAATATTTTAACCGTAACTGATGATAAGCATGGGCAGAGAGACATCAAAGTGAGTGATGAATGTCTTAAAATTTGTCTAGAAGCTGCAAATGAACCAGTGTATCAAAAGAAGAATGGATATTCTGAAGCGTTTAATAAAGAAACAATATTAGCTGATAATAATTTTGTTATCAGAAACCGAAGAACCAATTCAGCTAAAGATCAAGAAAGAACTTCATTTTTTGTCATAATTAACACGATGAGATATATTTTCTCACCAGAGTTTTTTGATTATCCATATGTTAATCCAACGAGAATAAACAGATCTGGTGTTTTATATGAAGGCTTTAAAGTGTATAAAGAAAAAGGGAAACTGGAAACAGAAGATTATATTAATATAATTCAAAAGAGAAGCGAAAGATATGAAGACATTCATAAAAAGGTTTACAAAATTAAAGAATATATGAATGAAGATGAGATTAAAAAATATTATGCGAAAGAGCTTGGAATTGAGGGTACTATTAGAATGCGTTAAAGCAGCGTCCGGAATCGGGCGCTTTTTTTTACTGAAATAAAAATTATTATTTTTAATAAAACAAACACAAAAATTATCGGAAAAATCGGATTATACATGTTTGTTCGACATGATAAGACAAAAGTAGCTATTCTCATGATAAATAATATGTAGTAATATGGGCATATGTTAACGGAAGTAGTCAATCAAAACAAATAAGTCTAAAGTCCTTTTTGTGAGTGAGCTATTATTGAACCACCTCTGAGTAGGGATATCTAGAGCATAAAAATATCTCTGGATATGCTTAGAAAAAAGAGGTATAATAAACTCACGAACAAAAACAGAACACACGTTCTTATTTAAATTCATTATAGGATATAGGGGAAATGAGAATGAAAAAACAAAAGTATTTAAACAATTGTTCTTTGCAAATTGATACAATCATCGAAAACGCGGCAAGTTCAACTGAGTATTCAAAAAATAAAGCGGAGTTTATTCTTGAAAAACTTATGGAGGCATATAAGGTTGTTTTTGTGAAAGTCGACGGAGAAACTGAGGAGTTTGAGATCTGCAACTTGGAATATGAAATTGAGAACACTGAAGAAGATGAATGTGGCCAACCACTGGCCTTAGCAATGGCTAAATAAAAGGGAAAAAATATGGATATCTCAATAAATGTTGCTCTAGAGAGCGTAGACATCAAATTAAAAAGCAAAAGTCTTTCATCAAATCAGTTTTCGGCCGTTATGATTCTAAGTGATACAAGTAACAACAATTTAAAATTAATTATGCAAATTGAGGATATTGTGGAATTGAGGGATGAAATCAATGAGTTTCTATTCAAAGTGAGATGATGCCACCGGAGCCTCAGTCAATAGGGTTAAAAAAGTAATCAAATTTTATTACTTTTTGAAAATCCCTATTGACTAAACTTTTCCTGCGTTATACAATTTAAATACAAATTAAAAGGAGTGATTTAATTAGAGATTATTTTTAAAAAAATGGGTAAGATACTTGATTCCCACACAAGAGCCTCAAAAAATTTGAAACAGAGTGATTACAGAAGGGCAATTGGTGATTTGCACTTTGTTATTGAGAATGCACAAGAGATTGTATACATATTAAATGAATTGATTAGAGAAAAGGAAGAGGGACATGATTGCTGCATATCCAACAAGAATTGAAATTAAAGACTACAGTAAAGTAAGTTTAGTAAAGAGAATAAGAGAAAAGGAGGCAGCTGGCTGGGAATGTATCCAACCTATCTCAAAAAGATGTAAAGAGGCGGTTGTTACTAACTGTGTCGATAGTGGGTTAAAGTACAAACGAGCGTATGTCAGTCGTTTTGAACATTATGTTGTTATGAAAAAGACTAAATAAGCAAATTAAAAGTAAATAAAAGATGAATTTTATATAAATTAAAAGGAGGAATACATATAACTTCAATTACATTGTCAACAATGCAGCAGCAAGCCGTGGAAAGTATTGAAGATTGGTTTAAAGGGGAGGGGAAAGCACCCTACTTCTTAGCAGGGTATGCTGGGACAGGGAAAACCACACTTGTTAATTACGTAATTGATAAGTTGAAGATCAAGCTTTCTGAAGTAGCATTTGCATGTTATACGGGAAAAGCGGCACTGGTAGTAACACAGAAAGCTCAAGGAAAATATAAAGCAAGCACGATACACAGTTTGATTTACGACACCTACGTGGATAAAAAAACTGGAGATCTAACTGTAAAGAAAAAATCATTAGATATGCTGTCACACCTTAAATTAATTGTAGTTGATGAGGCTTCAATGGTAGATGGGCAGATTATGAGTGATCTGAGGTCTTTTGGAGTAAAGATTCTTTTTATTGGAGATACAGGGCAATTGCCGCCAGTATCACAAAATAAAAATGAGGAATTTCTTCAGATGTTCAATAACCCTGATTTCACATTGACAGAAATTCACCGACAAGCTGCCGAAAATCCAATCATATACCTGTCAATGCTTGCGCGAACTAAACAAAAAATTGAGCCTGGCACGTATGGGAAAAATGGCGAAGCGGTAGTGATTACTCATTCGACCTGGGAAACAATGAAGGAGCATTTTTACGAGAAAGCAGATCAGATTATTTGTGGTTATAACAGGACAAGAAAGCATTTGAATGCTGAGATAAGAAAGTTCTTAGGATATGAAAGTGACTTTCCTCTTGAAGGCGATAAGATGATCTGTTTAAAGAATGACTGGAATAAAAATCTTGATGACATAAGTCTAGTTAATGGTATGACTGGATATGTAAGCAAAGTTTATCAAGAAGATGCTGTTAGAGATAAGCTTAAGTACGATTCGACCGCTATTGATTTTCAGCCAGATTTTACTGATGATTATTTTGAAAAACTTATTATTCCAAATGACTCGTTAACTGATGATACATTTAAGCTGCAGCCGCATGAACATAAAATTTATAACTCTTTCGATTATGGATATGTAATCACTTGTCACAAATCACAAGGATCACAGTGGGAAAAGGTTGTAGTCATTGATGAAGTCCTAGACAGGGACATGCACCACAGATGGCTCTATACAGCAATAACGCGCAGCTCAGAAAAGTTAGTGTTGGTTGTGTAACTTTTAAATAAAATTGAAGTTTTAAACAAATTAAAAGGAGGAGTTTTTGTGGGGATTGATATTAAATTATACTCTAATTTCGATTTGTGGAAAATGGCGGAACAACAGAAGGTTGTAAGTGGTGATGTGTTTGAAGATCAAGAAGGTAATCAAATTATTTACACTGGAACGTCTTTTCAAGTGTATTTTACCGATGCTGACACAGATAAGCAGTATGTGGGGTTATGCGTAAAGGATAGGTGGAAATTCCAAGGTAATGAGAGTGATTGAGATTTAACGGAAAGGAGTAGCTTTGATGGTTGATTTTAAAAAACTCAGACATCCTGAATGGAAAAGGCAATGGGCAGAAGAACGAAAAGAAAGCGAGCGAATCTATAAAGAAAAAGAAGCATTAAGAGAGAGGACTGCATGTTTTACTGGTCACAGACCGGACAAGCTTGGAGGGTTTGATATGAAAAACCCTACAATGCTGAAATTGAAAGATAAGCTGCTTGAAGTCATTGAAGAACTGATTACACGAGAAAATAAAAGTCGATTCATTTCAGGAGGAGCACTCGGAACTGACACAGCTGCATTCTGGTGTGTACATATGCTGAAGAAGAAGTATCCCGTTATTGAAAATATTGTCGCGATTCCATTCAAGAATCAAGATAAGGTTTGGTCAGATGAACAGAAATATTGGTATCAGAGAATGCTTGAGTCGGCGGATGAAATCGTGAACGTTGAGGAAGTCGATAAGTATAAAACTGATGACGATAATCCAGGTGAATTTTCAGTCGCTAAAATGCAGAAACGTAATGAGTATATGGTTGATCACAGTCAAGCAATAGTGGCCGTCTATGATGGGGGTAAAGGTGGTACAGCGAACTGCTTGAATTATGCAAGGAGATGCTATTTAGGACATCAAATATGGAGGCTGTATCCTAAATATGACTTTGAGTTAGACATTTCATATGCGCATTAAAAGGAAGGGGAAACTGTAAATGAGAATCCTTCAGAAGTGCTTTTATGAAGAGGCGGTTTATGTGTATTCTGATGAATTTGAAGCGAATAAACATTTCATTGAAACGTTGGAGCCAAAAGGTTGGGAAATTGGTGCTTGCTGGGTAGGAACTGAAGCTGGCCGATTAAAACAGTTTTATCGGTATAAAAAGAAAACGAAATAAAAGTATGGAGTGTTTAATATGAAAGAATCCTTTAAAAAAGAGATTCAAGATTTCTGGTTTATCACAAAGAATTTCCTTGTAGTCTCCGGTGCTTTATTTTGGCTTTTTATAATCTTTCTTTGTGTTTGGAGAGGGAAGAGTCATTAAAAAAGTTAAGGTTCAGGCTTCTTGTGGCTTTTATGCAGGTGAACCAAAGTGGAGATCATTTGCGAATGACTGGTGTTTCGTACTAGATGAATGTTGCTGGAAGGGAACAGTTGAAATAGATGAAGAAAATTGGAGTGACGGAGCTGGTTCTATGACCTGTCCTCAATGTGGTTCATTACTAACTCAAGATATGGATCACTTTGAATTGCTTTAAAAGGATTATTTTATCCAAAGAGGGGATGAAAGTATCGGTTACATCAAATACATATTCGAAACAGCATGGTTTAACTTAGTATGGTTTAAATGGCATTTGGGAGCAGATATAAAAGTGTTTGAGAATTGCAGCTGGAAAGACTATATAGATTCCAAAAGGAGGGGCAATGATGAATTACAATCTTAATGATAAGACCCTTAAAGAGATTTTTGATTTTTATTTTGAGTCCCATGGTCAGAAAGTGGAAGAAGTACAGTTTCTTGAAAACCGTGTCCTTGTAAGAACTAAAACAAAAGTCAATAAGCATATTGATATTCCTGAATTCATACATAAAAGACCGCACAAATCAAAATATGCTATTGGATAAAAAATAATTAAAAGGACAATATTGAAAATGTTTATAAGGAGATGAGGAAACTGGATAAAACAGCAGAATTATTAAATATATTGAGCATGTATCCAGAAAGAGAACCTATTTTTATGTATCCAAATGAAGGATCTGACCACCCTTACACGCTTGGTTATCCATCTAGAATTTTAATTGATTCTTATATTACATTGAATGATCGAGTATGGCTATTTAATGAAGAGAAAGACGAATTGTTTGAGGAGATTGCTGATAGTGTCGCGGAGGATTTATATACGGAATTTCCACTAACTAATGATCAATCAGCTTTTGTAGAGAAGCAAGCTAAGAAAAAAATAGAGAGTCTAGCGTGGAAAAAAGCAATAGTGGTTTATATAAAGTATTAAGGTAGTGATTGAGAAAGGATGAGGAAATGAGCGGCATTAACACTAAATTTTCATACAAACAGCTGTACACATTAAAACACGCTTTATTGGAGTATGTGCAACGTAAAGGTATAACAGATGATGACTTTAAAAGCGAACAGGATTTGTTACTAAAAATTAACTGCCAAATTGAAGAAATGAAGGAACGTTACAATATTTAGTTTTTTTGTAATAAATGAAAGTCCGGGGGGGTAAATCGGAAAGTGAAGGCACTGTTAGCTGTTAAATGATAAAGCGAAATAAGGAAAGGGTGAAAAGAATGGATTTAGTTGTCTTTAAAAGAGATGTTTTCTTTGAGGATGAACACAGTAATCCAATTTTTAAAAAGGGTAAGGAGTATGAAATATTAAGCGAGGATAAAGAGTTCATATACGTCAATTCTAAGCCGAAAACAAACGAATGTTCACAAGTTCCAAAAGAAGAAGAGGGATTTATTTTTGAATACAAGTAATGCAGCCTCGCCAAAACAGCGAAACAGACAAGAAGAAAAGAGCATTAAAATTAAATGTGATATGTGTAAACGTTTAGGGGATAAAGACAAAATGAAAATAGAAATGTCAGGGTTTAGATGCTTTTATTTTCATAAAAAATGCCATAAAAGCTTAATCAAAACAGCATATTGATTAATTCACACTTACACAAGTCAGCGGCCGAAGCCGGGAAGGTGAGGAAATGGAAAAGTGTATTTTTTGTCATGGTGAATACAAGCCGGAAAAATCTACTTCTAATGAGCCTTTGTCATTGTGTTCAAAAGAATGCGAACAAGGTTTCAATGAGTATCAAAAAGCAGTACGGAATTGGATTTATACAAGTCCAATCACAAATAAATAGCGGCGGGAGCCGGGAAGGTGAGGAAATGGACAAAACTGAATTGATTGAAAGAATAGCATATGAACTTGCACACTCTGGGATTTATGAATAAGGAATAGAGAGGGCGAATAAATGACGAAAACTAACGAAAAAATCCACGTTTTGGTTGACGAATCACTTGGCGGAATCAAACGCGAGTATGTAGAGGTCAATAGGAAGGCGAAACTTGGTGAGAAGATCGTAATTGTCGATGCAGACCCTGGTTATGGAGATCATTATTCAAATGAGGATGTATTTACGGTCGAGCTCTACACGGGTTATGGTAGTGGCGTAGCAACAGAATGCGGTCATCTTGTTGGTAATAACGAATACCGTACACTCGAACCGACCAACGTCGTCCACATTGACGGGGAGTGCTACGAAATGGTCGACCGCAAGGCGGAAGTATGCGAGAAGGTTATTCATATGAACAACGCTAAATCGGGAGGAAGGGTAGGGGAGGTTACTAATGTGGGCGTTGGCGTGATCGATGTAATCGAATACGAACATCCAGACGGAGACATCACGTGCGGATTTTCCCATGGATGCTATCGTGTCCTTGTTCCATTGTCTAAAGAAAATAAATACCAAGAATTCAAAGATAAGAAAAGGGGATACAAAGAAGTAAAAAACTTTATACATAATGAATTAGGTATAACGAAAGATGACATTCAAGAAATAATTCGCATTGCAGTATCAAATGAAGTTAAAAAAGCAGCAGAGTCAGGGGAATTTCAGTCATTTATAAGTTCAAAAATTGATTCACTTATAGAAGAGGGATTTGGAGATGGAGGAAGGTTGCTCTACGGCTTTAAAGAAAGAGTGTCTCAAACAGTATCTAATGAGGTAGGCAAACGAATTGCAAATAACCTCAACATAAGTGTGGAGCTGAAAAGTCAATAAAATCGTCATTTTATTATAATTATTGAATGAAAAAGATAAGAAGTTGACAATATCCAGTAATACCCTAAACTGTTTTAAGTTTCAGAAGGCTCATGTAACATAAAGAATGTTAATGGAAATTGAATAGGGGTGAAGATGTGTTATCTAATAACTGGTTATATGTTAAAAATCCATATCTTGATCATTTGATTTTTGGAAGTGACTATGAAGAGATTATAAATTTTTTTGAAAAAATAACGTCATGGGTCAATACCAACTTAGTCAATGAGCAGGAGTCAAAATTTTTATTAACTAAGATGGTTAATGAGATATTTAATATAAAAACAGAGGTATCTTTCAACTATAGACTTGAGGTTATTGAGAAAATAATCAGAAAGCCGGCCTATTCTTTAATTGAGAAAACAATGAAAGCAGAAATAATGCGTATTTATCGGGAAACTCAAGCAAAGCTTCAAAGTGAAAATGATTCACAAACATTGTTGCTCTTTAGGGGGTTAACTAGTAATGAACTAGAAAGTTATTATAAAAATCCCTCTTTATTAAAAACGAATACTTTAGTTTCTTTTACAACAGATGAAAAAAGGTATCAAAGAGAAGTTCAAGTTGCAGTCGAAGTTCCAATTGAAAACGTATTGTTTTATCGAGATCTGTGCCCGTTTAATGAACAAGGCTATGGTATGTGTAGGTTAGGGCTACACATTGAAGAGGAAGTCATTGTAATAAATCCGAATCAGCATTTCAAAATTAAAGACGTAAAAATAAACCATCATTTCAGAAGATTGAGAGAAACCGAAGAAAAATATCTTTGATTAGGACTTTGCATTAAATAGTTATTTTATTATGAAGGAGGAATTGTGTGTTTATCATTCAAAACATCGAGACGGAATTCTATTTGAAACATAATGTGAGCGAGTCATTAGAACACCCCTATATCGAAGTGGCCTGTCCGGGAGATGCAGAAGCTTTCAGTTCATTGAAACACGCAAAATATGCAGTTACATGGTATTGCGATATGTTTAAAAAATGGAGAATTATCGATGTATACGAAGGTAAATCGTATGTGAAGAATAAAATTTTTGAATTTGTTTTAGAAGAAGCTATGTAACGGAGAGTATTAATCTCTCCAGGAATTAAATGAGGGGATACGAAGTTTGCCATTTTTAGTCTTAAAACGGTGCTTCACATTACATAATAAAGGCTTAATGAATACATAATCGTCATTTTCATATTCTATTTGTTTGATAGAGTGGAAGTATTTGCGTTCATCGAATGGCATAAATTCCATGAACCCGGCAGATAAACCGTCAGGGTAACTGAGAAGAAACTTGATATCTTCCTTAGTGTATCCAGTAATGAGCACGTCAGTGTACTGATAATTTATAACCTTGATCCAGTTTTCCGATCTCTTGTTGATCTCGTAAGGGGAGTTTGCTTTCTTAAGCACGATTCCTTCAAGGTTCTTTTCTTTAGCCATTTCAAAATAGGCTTTTCCTTTGCCTTGTACTCCTTCAATCACAAAGATATTTGGATGGTTAAGATTTAGTGATCTAAGGAATTCCTTGCGTTTAAAAAGTGGATTTGAAGCTATTGATATTTCATTTAATCTTATGACATCGAACACGCAATAAACAATTTGATGAGAAGATTTGCTTGATTGAAAACGTTCCATAACAGATTCAAAATCGGGCAACCCATCAGAATTGGTAACGATAATTTCCCCATCTAAGACTGTCCCTTCGGGAATATCAATATCATGCAGCTCAGGGAATTTATTGGTGACTTCATTATTATGGCGCGTGTAGAGCTTAATCTTACCATCTTGCTTAGATAGAATGATTCGTATTCCATCAAATTTAAGCTCAGCAATATAGTTTTCATCATCAAATGGCTCTTTGGCTGAATCAAGCAGCATTGGAGCTATAAACAAAAAACCACCTCCATTTAAACATCTTATCTAAGGAGAGATGTTATTTAAAGAAAAATGCTGATGGTACTTAATGGATTTAAAAGGAGGGATGTAATGCACCAAACATCAGTGCAGCTTAAAGATGTGAAAGTATTGATTAGGGGAATCTGGACAAAGAAGAAATTCACTGAAATAGAACGTGGCGAGACGTTTATGATCGAGGAAGATGGAGTTTTAAAAAAGTACATAGCAAGAACAAAACCATATTGGGATAAGGAATTTGAAGCTTTTGTTGTTGATGTGATGGATAAAAACAAATTGAGAAGAGGGATTAGATGAGAAGTAATGTTGAAATTAATGAATTGATTCAAGACCGATTATTCAACGGTTACAAGAAGAGGAAAATCACTCCAGATGAATGCTTTGAGCTTTTAGGGGATATTGTGGCCGATGAATTGGCTTTTGATTATGATGGGAAAGTGGTTAATCTTAAAAACTTTGCGGGAGAAATGAGTTTAGCATTGCAGGTAGTTGAGAAGCTACAAAAAGGTTATGGACTAAATTTTTATTTATCAAGAGAACACGATTTTATCGGTCTGGAAGATTGGTGTGCTGCTTTTGACGAGTATGAAGCTTGGGCAGAAAAACCAGAGAAAGCAACATGCTTAGCGGCATTAAAAGCACTGAAAATTAGATAAAACAGAAATTTTATACAAATTAAAAGTGAGTAAACAAGGTGGGATAGAGGATGCAGCAGTCGGATACAGGGAAAAACAACTTCAACAATGGATAGAAGATGACGGGAGGTAAGGGAAATGAGAGAGATTAAGTTTCGAGCGTGGAATGCTCCACTTAAAAAAATGGAATACGACTCTTTAAATGCAATTGGTTTTGATGGAAGGGTATATTACGGAAATGCGGATATAACGGGATTTTTCGAAAATATTATGCAATACACCGGATTAAAAGACAAAAACGGCCGGGAGATTTACGAAAAAGACATCGCTGAGGAATCCTATATAAATCCTATGACCGGTAAAAAAGTGGTTGATCGTTATGTGATCGAATGGGAAAACGGTATCCACAAAATGAAATACATCGGCAATCAAAAAGGGAAGGATAGGTACCTTTGGATGCGATTTAATGAAGTCGAAGTCATCGGCGACGTGTATCGAAATCCTGAGCTACTAGAGGCGGTGGAATAATGAAAATGCAAGTGACTTTATCACCTGAAGAAGTGAAACAAATAATTAAAAACAATTTAGAAAAGAAGTTTGGTAATGTCGGCGAGGTCACACTTGAAGTCGACCGGGAATTGAGAGGGCATTATACAAACGAACATTACGAAACTGTTTTCAAAGGTGCCAAATGAGAAGTGGAGGCGGCGGAATGACGTGGATTGACTTAGTGAGAAAGTATTTCCCTGATGCAAAATGATAAGCAGTGCGATTTTATTTTGTGGGAAAAGACTGCTTTTCCTTTAGTGCCTGCGGAAACTGTTGAAAAGCAGTTGCAGGAGTATCAAATGATGATGTTTGCAGATAGAAGGAGTAACCGGATTAATAAGGAGGCGGCGGAAGATGAGCGGATATTCACAAAGACAAATTTGCCCGCATTGCGATCATGCAGAGGAAGAGCACTTTGAAAATTTAGATCAGGACAGCGACGGCAGAGTTACATGTCATTGGTGCGGAAAAGATATGCTATGCCCCAATATGAATTTTTAGGATTCGAGGTTGAAAAAATTTGTGAGGACTGCGGCGAGCAGGAAAGTGAATGTTATTGCGAGGTGGAGGTGAAATTATCACACAACTTTTGAATAAAAACAATCTTTTATTTGAAAGTAGGTGGCTTTTTGTTTAGTTTATTTAAAAATACCTGTGAGCAATGCGAATTCTATTCAAAATATAAGACTACAGATGTGCTACATAAAGACAAGACAGTAACAAGGGGGAAAGTACTCATGAGATATTGCAAAAAGATGAAAGATGAGCTCCGAGATATGGAGAAATGCGAGCTTTTTCAATTGAGAGGGGGAAAATTAACTTTTACTGAAGCAGCCGATCATTATTTTAAAACAAAAGGAGAAAATTAATCGAATCGTAATTTGCACTTAACTCTATACGCAAAGAGAAAATTTGAGAATAAAATACTAATTAAAATGACAAGGAGTGTTTAATGTGTCGGTTGATCAACTATGCGGAGGACAATGTACAGAAGAAACAATTGAATTGGTTAGAATGCAATTACTGCAGCAGCAAAGTGCCTTACTCACTAAAAAGGCAAACATTGAAGCTAAGATTAGACGGTTGACAGATTTACTGCAATTAGAAAATAACAAGTTTGAAAAAGTTAAATGTGAGCTAGGAAAGGTTCAGTGTGAGCTCGAGGAACTGGGTTGCTTGGAGAAAGCATTGCATGAAGAGGGCTTTTGAAGCAATATTTAAGAAGGATTGTAAAAGGATGTCTTAAATAGGGCATCCTTGTTTTTTCACAATCTGTAATATTTGGTTGGAAATCAAAAAACAAGAAATACACTTGTTTTTGGTAAAGTTGTATGTTAATTTATACTAGTAATGTAAAGGGAGGGGATTTTTTGAATAAAAAGGTACTGGTAGGATTGACATCTATGGCACTTGTTTTCTCGGCTCAAACAGCTTTTGCAAAAGGGGGAGAATTGGAAACAGAGATTATATCAAATGAAAGCACAATCACTTTAGATTGGAATGATACTGGCGATAAGTATGAAGTGTATTCAGATGGGAAGCTGCTATGGAAAGGTACAGAATCTAAGTATGTACATAAGAATTTAAAGCCCAGAAGTCCACAGGGATATGATATTGTATCGTATGAAAATGGGAAAAGAAAAGATATGGTTAGTGTTGATACAACGACCCTACCTGAGCAACGTATATCAACACAAGAAGTCTCAGACGAAGATATGCCTGACCCGTTAAAAGCTGAGGAGCACATAGATAGTACTATTAATGATAATGTATTAACTTTAAAGTTAAGAGGAAAAATCCGAGATGATTTAGATGGGAAGATTGAAGTTTATAAAAATGATGAATTAATAGATAATAATGCGGGAACGACTTTTGTAGATGATGAAGTTGAAGCTGGCAAAACCTATGTCTATAAATTTGTTGTATTGAAAAAGTTAAGCCCGGCTGAAATCGAAAAGGTAAATGAAGAATTCAAAAAAAGAAATCAAAAGTTAAGTTTTGACCAGTTCAAAGATTATTATTATCGTCCTTACGAATATATAAAGGCCATTAAAGTACCGGAACAAAAAGAGAATCTGAACAGTTTAGCTTGGGAGCCACCAGTGGGGCCGCACCCAAACCAAATGGGTATTAAATATCGCACATTCATTCCGACTAAGTATGCACCTGCTGCATCCATTTTTAGTGGCTGGATTGGCGGAGATAAATTTGGTGGAGACAATAGATCCTTTAGTTTTTCTGGAGGGTCACATCGAACTCAAACTGAGGCGGTTGCTAGATTTACCAGCAGTGGTTCAAGTACTTATTTCAGAAAAGACGTAAACTATACTAGGTTATACGACAAGGATGGCAATTTTAAAAAGCAGCAGAAGCCAACGGATAAAAACATTACTTTCACCCAAGGAAAAAAAGATAAAAGCATGAATTACTTTGTGATTAAACATGCTGCTACAGTTGGATTTAACGACTTTGGCTGGACAACTCCTGCAATAGATTATACGGCCGGAGTAGTTATATATAAGAGCGGCCGCATCACAGTAAGTGGGACAAGAGACCAGGCACCGAGTCATGAAATGTATGCATATATCCCTTATTCTGATGCGATGATTACACTTTTTAAGGCAAGTAACAAGGGGTTCGAATATCTATTCCCGCCAATGCCTTCAGCTAAAATGAACATTGATATTAAACCATAAAAAATTAAAGCGCACTGAATATATATCAGTGCGCTTCTTTTTTTTCCATAAAAGACAGAAAAGAACTCATTATTAATGTGCTTATAGCAGTAATGCTAGCCATATAGATTTCATTAGATTGAAAATAAACGAAAATGCTGTTGACTAATGCAGTTAAAAAAGAAACCAATACGACTAAAATAATAAAATTTAAATTTAAACGCCGAATCATATAGCTAAGTACAAAATATTCGATTAATGCCATTGCTGGAATGTAGGAAAAGATGATTGCTGCATAGATAAAAGTATTATTCCATTCATCAAATGCTCCAATAATATAAAGGTTGAAGTACAACAAGGTTAACAAAATTACATGGCAAAGCAAAAAGCCAATAATGATTTTTTTTAAAATACCCATGAAATACCCTTTCTTACTTTTTTTATAATTATAAATTATGCTTCAAGATTTATAAAGATTCAAAAGTCTTATTAGAAAATACCTCGATAATAAATTTAAAGATATTCAGGATTCTATTAAAACTAGCCTTTTATTTAAAAAATGTTTGAAAAACAATAGACAAAAACAAATTAAAAGTATATAATAAAAACATATTAATGAGAAAGAGGTGATTATATGAAAATGCTGAAGGTGTCAGAAGACGCTCTAAATTATTACAGGGAGTGCGTCAAGGGGAACAAAAACATAAGTGAAGATCAGGCAAGAGCAAAGCTCACTCGGAATGTTAACTTAGTACAAACTGAGGCTCCAGAAAGGGTTTTGCGTAGCGGGCTCTTTTATAAGGTTTATATGTATCATGACCTCCACATAACTGTTAGAAATGGAAAGGTGATTAAAATCGTAAATTTTAAGAGACCGAGATTTTCAAAGAAAAGATACATAGAGTTATCAAAAGCATTAGGAATTAAAGACATAAAGTATTACAGGAAGCATTGCCCTACAAGGTAGTACATACTTATGAGATCTGAATAACCTTGCGTATAATGAGTCAATTATACACTAATTAAAAGAACTAAAAGGAGTGTTGTTAAATGTCAGAAAAACAAACAGTATTGCGTGAAGCAGAAAACAAAGTAGTTTTAGAGGGATTGCTTCTAGAAGTTCGTCACAACGAATGGAAAAGTGGAGAAGGGCTAAATATTGAACTAGATATCGAAACAGCTCCAAACGAAGTACATACTGTCACTGGAATGTCAAAGTATAAAAAAGAAGACGGCTCAGAAAACGGGATTGCTAAGGGTTATAAAACAATAATTAATGACTATAAGTCTGTAGCTACTCATGGTAAAGAAGAAGCTGACAAAGTTAGAATAACACAAGGGAAAATTGGACTAAATGAATTTTATGTCCAAGACAATTTAAAGTCATACCCGCAATTGTCCACTAACTTTGTTAACCGCCTAAAATCAGATGAAGAGTACAATCCGAGAGCAAAATTTGAAGTTGAATTATTTGTAAAAGGGGTTAAAGAAGAAAAAGTGAAAGGGGAAGAAACGGGAAGAGTTCTATTGGAAGGATACATTCCTTTATATGGAGGAAAAATTATCCCCTTTACATTTGCGGTAACAAAAGAGGGTTCCGATTACGTAGAAAAGAATTACGAAAAGGGGAACACCGTTAAGGTATTCGGGGATATCATTAATTTTAAAGAAGTGAAAGTGACCGTTCAAGAATCAGCATTTGGAAAAGACAAAGAAAACATTACATATAACACAAAGCGTGAATTCTTAATTACAGGTGGCTTTGAACCATATGACGAAGACGATAAAGCAGCTTTTGACGAAGCAGCAGTTAAAGCAGCATTGACTGAGAGAGAGCTTAAACTAGAGGAAATGAAGAATGACAGTAAGAAAAGCAATAAAAATGAGAAGAAAACTGGATTCGGAGGAAAAGCAGTCACAGGCTCGTCTCAATCGATCTCTAAAGATAGTTTGCCATTTTAATAATTAATGGCTATTAAGAAAGAAATATAAATATAATTAAAAGGAGAATGTTAATGGCGATAGACATTTTTAAACCTCAGATTTCTGTAGTAGCAAAAGGACTTGAAGGAAAAGTTATTACGATATACGGATCTAACAACTTAGGAAAAACAAAACAAAGCACCAGAATGAAAAAGCCGCTTTATCTTCCATTTGAAAAAGGATTGAATGCAATTGCTGGAGTTCCTTTCATGCCGATTAATAGCTGGGGAGATTTCAAAAAAGTAAACAAGCAGCTCACAAAAAATCCCGAAAAGGCTAAAGAAGTTTATCAAACCATAATTGTTGATGAAGTTGACGCTTTCTCAAAATATGCTACGAGATATGTATGTGACCAATATGATGTTGATCGGATTAAGGATGGGAACGATGGATTCGGTTTATGGAAAGAGTACGAAACCGAAATCTGGGAGGAAATTAACAAACTCTTAAATGTAGGATTCACTGTTGTCTTTATTGCTCACGCAACTGAAGATAAGGATGGAAAAATCCTTCCAAAAGGGGATAAGCGAGTGCTCGCACCAGTAATCGACAATAGCGATATAGTCTTATTCCTTAGCTCAAATGGTGTGGATGAAGATAATAAGGTAATTAAATCTAGTGCTTGGTTAGCTGAAACAAATAAGTTCTTTGCTCGAAGCCGTTTTGATTATATTGATACATACATTGAGGAGTTTACTGCTGAGAACCTTGAAAAGGCTGTTATTGAAGCAATTAAACGACAAGAAGAAGCAGAGGGGATTCAAGCCGTTACATATGAAGAACAGAAGCAAAAGAACTCATCAGAGAAATTGGACTATGATCAATTAATGGAGCAGATAATCGAAATTGGTACAAAGCTAAGCGAAGAAGGCAGACTTGAGGAAGTTAATGAGGTAACCGAAAAGCATCTCGGTCAAGGGGCAAAGGTAACAGAATGTACGAAAAAACAGACAGATGTAATGTCAGTTATTCTAGACGATCTTAAAGACCTTCTTGAAAATTAAGGCGCGAGGGAGTTTATCTCCCTCATCACTTTAAAGAGGTGGGTATATGGCACGTCGAGTTAAATGTCCATACTGCGAAACTTATTTAGACAAAGATGATGCAATCCCTTATAAAAAAAGATATTATCACCAGAATTGTTTTGATACCTGGAAGATGGAAGCAGTACACCGGAAAGAGTTAATTAAATACATATGTGAACTGTATAAGATTGATGCACCAACAGGAATGATGTTAAAGCAAATTAAAGAATTCCAAGAAGAATACAAATACAAATTAAAAGGTATAGAATTAGCTTTAAGGTACTTTCATGAAACGCTGGGGAATCCTGTCCGTGAAGGAGATGGATTGGGAATAGTCCCATTCATTTATGAAGAAGCAAAAGCGGACTATCTTCAGAAAAAGGCGATTGAAGAATCAGTTGAAGAAGCAAAAAAACATAAACAAAAAGAAAGTATTGTTATTATAAAAAAACAAAACAGAAAAAATATTAAGATTGTTGATATATCCACTTTGTAGAAAGGGGAGTTCAATTGCTACAAGATAAAAAAGCAATTATCCAAGTGCTGGGCAGCATATTAAAGGAACCTTCGCTTTTATCGGACAGCAACAAATACCAAATTACAGCAAGTGATTTCCCTGAACGTTTTCACTCAATTCTTTTCTTTGCGATGTATAACTTATTTCATCAAGGAACAGAAGTCATTAACGAAATTGAAATTGATGGATATCTTAGAGATTACGATATACAATACAAAATTTTTAATGAAAACAATGGACATGAGTATGTCGAGCAAATTCAAAAGTTAGCTGTAGTCGAAAACTTTGATTATTATTACACAAGGTTGAAAAAATTTAGCCTTTTGAGAGAGATGGTCGGCTTAGGCTTTAATATTGATGAAATATACGATGAGTCAATTATTGATCCCAAAGAACAAGAAGTCATGAAAGAGAAATTCGACAAAACATCTATTGAAGACATTCTTTCCTTCTATGAAATGAAAATTGTTGATATTAAAGAGAAGTTTAGCACAAACCCTGAAAGCATTGGGATTCAAGGTGGGGAGGGAGTAGACGAACTCCTCAAACGACTTGAAGATTCACCGGACATTGGAGTACCTATGAACAGTGAGATGTTAACATCTATTTTTCGTGGTTCTAGGAAAAAGAAATTTTATTTAAGGTCAAGTATGACTGGTGGAGGAAAAACCCGTAATATGGTAGCTGATGCTTGCAGGCTTAGCGCAATAGAATTATATGATCTAAAGCAAAATAAATGGGTTAAAAACGATTTTCAAGAAAAGTCGGTAGTTATTTCTACTGAAATGATTTCTGAAGAACTGCAAAGTTTAGCTTTGGCATATATCAGTGGAGTTGAAGAAAAAAAAATACTCAGGAACACCACAACAGAAGATGAAAAAACGCGTGTGAAAAAAGCTGCTGAGGTGTTAAAAGAGTCGCCTATTTGGTTCGAGCATTTACCAGATTTCAATATTAAAGAGATAGAGAGAACAATTGAAAAAAACGTAATCAGAAATGAAGTCGAATACGTTTATTTTGATTATATTCATTCCTCTGTAACGATTTTTGCTGAAATGAGTAAGAAAAGCGGGATTAATTTAAGAGAAGATCAAATACTATTGCTTATGTCGGATAAGCTTAAGGGACTTTGCAACAAGTATGACATCTATATGATGAGCGCAACACAGTTAAATGGTGATTGGAAAGATGCATGGCTAAGAGGGCTTCAAATTGATGCTACATATTTAAGAGGGAGTAAAGCGATTGCCGATAAAACTGATGCTGCAATGATTGTTTTGCCATTAAGTAAAAAAGAAAAAGATGCTATTGGCGCCATCTTAGAATCTGGCTTCTATCCGGAGCCTAACTTCGTTACTCATGTGTTTAAAAACAGAGGGAATGAACACGATAAAGTCAAAGTCTTTTCACATATTGATATGGGTACTATGAGAATAAAAGATTGCTTTGTCACAGATGTGGACAATAAATTAATCCAAATCGAGAAATTAATTATAAAAGCAGGGTAGTGGGGTGTAAAGCCCTTTGAGATATGACAAAGATAAATTAAAAGAAGGTTTATCAAATAAAGACATACATAAGATTTTGCAAGAACTTGGCAGTGAGACATATAAAATAGATAGCAGCGGAAATCCAATCTACAGAACAGTCTGCCACAATAAGACAAAGGGGAGTTTTAAGCTTTATTACTACCATGAAAAACAGCAGTTTCACTGTTATACAGAATGTGGAGACACTTTTGATATTTATGAGCTGGTAATCAGGGCTAAAAAGCAGCAAGGGATTTCTTTCACATTTACACAAGCGATTGAATTTGTGGTTAATGTGTCAGGCAAAACTTTTGGACTGGGTTTTACGCCTTCAGCTAAAAATGAACATATTGTTGACGATTGGGATTGGATTTCCAAGTTTAAAAAACGTAAAAAAATTGAAACGAGGCTACCAGCATACAGCGAAACTGTCCTGGATGTTTTTATGAAACATCCCCATGAGGCATGGCTTAACGAAGGGATTAGTCATGAAACCATTATAGATTTTGAAATCGGGTACTATTTTCGGAACCGAGAGGAAGGAATTGTAATTCCTCATAGAGATATCGATGGAAGGCTAATTGGCATAAGAAGACGCTCAATGATCCAAGAAGACGTAGACAATGGACGAAAGTATATGCCGTTAACCGTCGGGAATACGATGTACAATCATCAAACAGTAATGAACCTGTATGGATTACATAAAACACAAAAAGCAATTAAGCGCTTGAAAAAAGCAATGATTTTCGAATCGGAAAAATCAGTTTTAAAATGTCAAGATTTTTATGGAGATTTGAATTTTACCTGCGCTGTTTGTTCAAACAATATTTCAAATTTCCATAGAGACATTCTTCTTTCGTTAGATGTAGATGAAGTGTTTATTGCTTTAGATAAATTTAGAGGGATTAAGGAAGGAGAGAGCAACGAAAAGTACAAAGAAAAGCTAAAAAATTATGAAGAAAAAATTTTGAAATTAGCAGCAAAATTTACACCATTTATGCGCGTATATGTTCTCTGGGATACAAAAGGATTACTTGACTTTAAAGACAGCCCAGCTGACAAAGGGAAGGAAGTTCTTGAGGAGTTGATGAGTAATAAAATTGAAATTGGAACAAGAGAAGGTGAATAGTTTTTGAAATATAAATTAATTGGCAGTAATGATTTTGTTTTTTCTCCTCTAAAAACCATACTTAAGAACAGAGGAATTGAAGACATTGAAGGTTTTTTAAGTTTATCTGACGACGCAGTAAATCATTATTCTAACCTAATTAATATTGATGAAGCAGCAGAATGTTTATTAAAGCATCTCAGAAAAAAGGCTAGAATTTTTATTCAGGTAGACAGTGATGTTGATGGGGTTACTTCAAGCTCTATTATTATTAATTACATAAAGAGAGTGTTCCCTGAAGCCAATCTTGAATGGAGAATGCATGAAGGGAAGCAGCACGGGATAATTCTAGAAACAATACCTGAAGGCGTTGATCTTGTCTTAATTCCCGATGCGGGCTCTAATCAATTTGAAGAGCATTTCGCCCTTAGACAAAAAGGGATTGATGTTATAGTAATTGATCACCACGAATGTGATGAGGAGTCTAGAAACGCAATTGTGGTAAATAATCAGCTCTCACCGAAGTATAAAAATAAAGCTTTGACTGGCGCGGGTATGGCATATAAGCTCTGCCAAGCTCTAGATGATAAACTCGGGAAAAATGAAGCAAAACGATTTATAGATCTTGTGTCTGTTGGAAACATTGCGGATTCGGCAGATTCAAGGGAACCAGAGACGCGATACTATATGAATCAAGGTCTCAAAAAGGTAAGGAATCCTTTGATTAAAGAGCTCTTCGTAAAACAAGCGTACTCAACCAAAGGGAAAAAGAACATACAGAACACACAGTTCTATATCAACCCGTTAATTAATGCAGCCATTCGAATAGGCTCACAAGAAGAGAAAGATCAGATGATGAGATCGCTGCTTGAATCTAATGAAGAGATATATTACAAAAAACGCGGGAAAAATGAGACGGAGCTGGTTTCGATTCATTGGGATACAGCGAGGGTACTGGGGAATATTAAACAGCGCCAAAAGAAATTGGTTGACAGTGCGGTATCGGAAATTGAGGAGCGGATTGAAGAAAAAGGACTGTTAAAAAATAAGATTTTAATAGTTTATGTTGAAGGTATCTTAAACAAGAATTTAACAGGGCTTGTTGCGAATCAGTTAGCGGGTGAATACAAAAGGCCAGTTTTATTGGCTAGAGAACTTGAAGATGGAACTCTAGGGGGATCAGGAAGGGGATACGACAAAGGGGCAGTTAAAAATTTCAAGCAACTCTTAGAGGAAACAGGTAAATTCGAGTTTGTTGAGGGACATGCTGAAGCATTTGGATTTAGCATAACACCAGAAAATTTAATTCAGGTCAATGAAATTCTTAATCACAAATTGAAAGATATTGTGATTAATCAAAATGAGTATGAAGTTGATTTTGAGATTGCTGCGGACAACCTCACTGAACGATTTATTAAGCTAATCAATAGTTACCAAGACTATTGGGGATACAAAGTTGAGGAACCGTTGCTCGCCATTACTGATATTGAAATAAATAAAGAAGATATCAGTCATATTGGGAAAAAAACAAAGAACACTGTAAAGTTCAAGGTTGGCGGAATTGAGTATATGAAATTTAAAAGTGATGAGGAATTCTATGAATCTCTCGTCAATAGAGGAGATCGATTGGTTCTTACTGTAATCGGAAAAGCTAAAGTAAATGAATACAAGGGCAAAGAAACACCTCAGATCGAAATCGAAGAGATGGAGGTGGTGAAAGCAAAGAAAAAAGTACTTGTTTTTTAAATGGGAGGGAATGCTGTGATTGGATGTCATTGTCATACGTGTAAAAGTAACATCAGGCTGCTGGATTCCACCAATTCAGTAAAAGGGTTGCTTGAAACAGCTTTAGAAATGAATTATAAAGGACTAGCTATAACGGATCACGAAGTTCTGTCAGCACATCTGGAAGCAATTCAAACTGTCAGAAGTATGAAAAAAGAGGGGGAAATGCCTCAAGATTTTAAACTTATTCTTGGCAATGAAGCATATCTGGTTGATTCTTTAGAAGAAGTAAGAGACAGCTACCAGCCTGGTAAAACAAAATTTCCTCACTTTTTAATGTTGGCTGTTGATGAAAAAGGACATGAACAGCTAAGGGTTTTATCATCTAAAGCATGGGAAAATTCTTTCTACACTGGAACTATGGAAAGAGTACCTACAGTGAAAAAAGATGTTGAAGATCTTCTCAAGAAAGATCCTGGCCACATTATTGCAACCACGGCATGTCTAGGATCAGAAGTGAATATTTACTTACAGAAGATCATGGAAGTTGAAAAGAACGATGGTGATCCTGAACTAATTAAAGAATACAAATTAAAAATACATAAGTTCATTACTTGGTGTATTGATGTATTTGGGAAAGATAAATTTTTTATTGAGTTGCAACCTGCTTTGAGTGAGGAGCAGATTTATTGTAATAAAAAGTTGGTTCAGATAGCGGATGGCTATGACTTAAAAAGAATAGTAACCACTGATGCTCACTATTTAAGACCCGAAGACAGAGCAATACACCAAGCATTCTTGAATGCCAAAGACGGGGAAAGAGAAGTCGACTCATTTTATGAAGCTTGTTTTGTGCAGAATGTAGATGAGATCCATGAAAGAATGAGCTATATCGATAAAGAGATTGTTGAAGAAGCAATTCAAAATACTCTTTTAATCGGCGAAATGATCGAAGATTATACGATTGAGCATGAACCCATTATTCCTAAAATGGAACTGCCAGAATTTAAATTGAGGCATTTGTTTAAACCAGCCTACGATAAGTATGAATACATAAGAAAAATGTCGGAGTCAAAGGATGATCAAGACAGATATTTATTAAAGCTTATTGAAGACGGGTTTGAAAATAAATTGCTAAAAAACGATCTAGCAAGAGATGAGTTTCATGAAATTCTATCCAGAATTAATGTTGAATTGGGTGAGTTATGGGAGATCAGTCAAAAGCTAAATCAATCAATGGCATCTTACTACGTAACTGTAAGGGAAATCATTAATATTATTTGGGATGATGAATGTGGTGGAGACAGTTTAGTTGGAGCCGCAAGAGGAAGTGCAGCAGGATTCTTAATCAATTACTTGCTTGATAATACACAAATTAATCCAATGCAATACGACTTGCCGCATTGGAGGCACATTCACAAATCGAGGCCGGATCTTCCGGATATTGACATAGACACTGAAGGATCAAAAAGAGAAAAGATACTCAAAGCACTTCGCGAAAGATTTGGAGAAAAACGTGTTCTGCAGATAGCTACATTTGGGACTGAAGGATCTAAATCGGCACTTCAAACTGCGTGTAGGGGATTGGGAATTGATAATGACATATCACAATTTCTAAGTGAAATGATTCCATTTGAAAGGGGATCAAACTGGCCTCTCAAACACTGTTTTTATGGAGACGCGGAAACAGGTAGAAAGCCAATTAAAGAATTCATTAGGGAAGTTGAGCGCTATCCCAATCTCAAAGAAACTGCTCTAAAAATCGAAGGGCTAACCAATAAACGCTCATCACATGCTGCTGGAGTAATTATTTTTAATGATAAGTATACAAAGTCTAATGCAATGATGAAGACCCCTAAAGGGGCTTATATTACCCAATTCAATATGGGTGACAGTGAAGCAATGGGATCTGTAAAATTCGACCTTCTTACGATTGAAGCATTAGATAAGATCCGTGTAACTCTTGATCAATTGATCGAAAACGAAGAAATTCAATGGCAGGGCTCTTTAAAAGATACGTATAACAAATACATTCATCCTGATCTGCTTGAGTATGAAGATGCAAGGTTATGGGAAATGGCCGGGAATGGAGAAATAATGGACTTGTTCCAGTTTTCTACGGAGGTTGGTCATCAATCTGTAGTAAAAGTTAAACCTAAAAATTTACTTGAGGCTGCAGTTACAAACTCTCTAATGAGACTCATGTCAGATGGTGAAGAACAGCCTGTAGACACATATGTTAAATATAAAAACAATTTGTCTCTTTGGTATGAAGAAATGCGTAAATACGGGCTAACTGATGCTGAAATAAAGGTAATGGAGAAACATTTAAAAGATATCTATGGGGTTGCCGATACTCAAGAAGTTGTCATGCAAATGGTAATGGATAGAGAAATAGCCGGGTTCGATATTAAGGAGTCGAATTATCTAAGAAAATCCATAGCAAAGAAAAAAGAGGATGTATTAAAAGAGGTTCAGAAATTATTCTTCAAAAAGGGGAAGGAAATTGGAACGTCAGATAACCTTTTGAATTATGTATGGAATGTTCAATTTAAAAGACAGTTTGGGTTAAATGATAGCCCGTATGTGGTGAACCTGTAAAAGCAGGGTGTGTCCTCTTTTAAGGATGCTAACGGTGGAACTCTAAGGGAGAAATCCTATGACAATACCGTGCCAAGCCTAGGTTACTAGGAAGGTGTAACGACTATCCCATTTGGGAGTAGTTAGTAGGTGAAATCCCTACTTACGAAGCGCCACACATCTACGCTTAAGGAGGTGATAAAGATGGAAGAATGGAAAAGAATTTATATAAATGGGACAGAAACAGTTTATGAAATATCAAGCACTGGCAGATGCAGAAACATAACAAAAAAATCATGGAAAACAAAGGGGGTTTTAAGGCCGAGAGTAAACAATAAAAGTGGATATGTTCAATACTGTATTGTTCATCAAAGTAAGAAATATTATATGTATGCACATAGATTAGTTGCAACGTACTTCCTCGAAGAAAATAAGAATTTACAAGTTAATCATAAAGATGGTGACAAACAAAATAATCACAAAAATAACTTAGAATGGGTAACAGGGAAAGAGAATATGCGTCATTGTTTTGACACTGGCTTATCTAATATTCCAAAGCCGATAGTTCAATATACACTAACAGGACAAAAAATTGCTGAATATAAGTCAGAAAGCGAAGCAGCACGAGCACTTAATATTGATGTAAGAACAATTTGTAATGGACTGATTAACAAAGAAGGAAGTCAGGCTTGTGGCTATCAATGGAGATATGCAAATGACAAACGAAAAGTCAGCAATATCTCGAAGAGCGTAAAGTTTTACTCCAGAGGGGTAATACAATTAACAATAGAAGGAGACTTTGTAAACTATTTTAGTAGTATTACTGATGCTTATAAAGTATTGAATAAAACAGACAATGGTGCAATTTCTCAGGTGTGTAAAGGAAATAGAAATTCGTTTGCGGGTTATAAATGGGTTTATGAGCAAGACTACAAAAAAAGCGTAGATGAAGATATAGTCTATTCCCCTAATTAAATATCGGGAAACCGAGGGTGTAAAAGATTCTTTTAGTTTACTTCATACTTTGGCATATTCAATCATCGCTCTACAGGAATTGAACTTAAACTATCGATATAACTCTTTATACTGGAATACAGCCTGTCTAACTGTGAACAGCGGAGGAGTCGAAAATGAAGAAGAATCTGCTGACCCAGACAAAAAGAAGAAGACACAAAAAACAGATTACGGTAAAGTTGCTTCAGCAATAGGGAATATACGACGCCGGGGAATTAAAGTTGATTTACCTGATATCAACAAGGCCGGATTTGGCTTTAAAGTCGATATTGAAAATAACTCAATTATTTTTGGCATGAAGGGGATGAACGGTATCGGCGACGAGGTTGTTCATCAAATTATCAGCAATAGACCTTATACTGATTTTGAGGATTTTCTAGAAAGGATGTACTATAGCGGTATCATAAAGAAAGGACAGGTCATTCAATTAATAAAGGGAGGCTGCTTTGATTCATTTGGAGAGAGAAAAGATTTAATGAAATCGTTTATTTCTTTAATCTCTGAACCTAAAAGTAAGCTAACCATGTCCAATTTGAAGATGCTTATTGAAAATGATTTAGTTCCAGGGGACTTTGCATTAGAAATACGGTTCTTTCGTTTCAAAGATTATATTAGCAAGAGAGTTTTTAAAAAGGTCGATTCACCAAAAGACAAATTATTGCTGCTTGATGATATAGCATCTACGTTCTATAATGAACACTTTGATGAAAGCAGCATAGTTGATGTACATAACGGTCATCTTGTGATATCTGAAAAGGCATTTAAAAAGGAATACGACAGAAAAGTGCTGAAGTTGAAAAATTGGATTGGAACCCAAGAGCCTTTAAAAAAGCTAAATGATTGTTTATTTAGACAAGAATGGGAAAAGTACGCAAACGGCTCATATGGAAAATGGGAGATGGACTCACTTAGTTATTATTATCACGATCATGAGTTAAGCAATGTGAACTTTTCAAAGTACAGCATAGTTGACTTTCATAAATTACCCGATGAACCAGTAAAAGGTCGACCATACAAGTGGAGAGGGAAAGAGCTTTATGAATATGAAACATATAGAATTATAGGTACAGCTCTTGATCGAGATAAAAACAAACACACAATTACATTGTTAACACCGACAGGAGTTGTTACAGTCAAACAGTGGGCTGGGAGCTTCAGTCATTACAATAAACAAATTTCACGAAACATAAACGGAAAGAAAGAAGTTGTTGAAAAGTCCTGGTATACAAGAGGCACACTGTTAATGTTTACTGGCTTTAGAAGAGGAAACAATTTTATCCCTAAGACATATAAGAATAGTGTCTATCAGCATACGTTGTGTAAAATTGAAGGTGTAGACGCGGAAGGAAATTTAATCTTAACCTCAGAAAGAAAGCAATTATAATACGGATGTGATGGAAATTTTCAAAAAACTGATGGACTCAAACAAATTAAAAGTATATAATAAATACAGAGAGTTGCAGATCTATTCTGTAATCTTTCTATTGGGGGTGGGATCAACATTAGGCTACAAGACGATAGAGGAACATATCCAGCAGCAAAAGAAGGTTTCAATAAAAGAGCCATTTTATAAAAAGCCAGACTTCATTCGTGAAGTGAAGTTTGAAAGGCAGGTGCTGCCTCATTTAGAGACTCGTCAAGAGATTATTGAAAAGGCACAAGATAAGTATTTACATATTAAAGTAGAAGAAGTTAAAAAAAATAAACCGAAAAGCAAATTAAAAGAAAATACAAAGAGGAAAGTTTCTTTCAAACCCAAGCAAAAGACTCAAAAGAGGCCTCACGAACAAAATCAAGCCATTAAAATGGAGGCCACGGCTTATGTTCCATTTTGCGATACTGGCTGTATAGGGACAACTAAAACAGGCTATGACGTGTCAAATACAATTTACTATAAAGGGAAAAGAGTGATTGCAGTTGATCCATCTGTAATTCCTCTGCACTCTTTAGTGAAGGTATCTTATAATAACGATTCGTTTGAGGCTTATGCTATAGATACAGGAGGTGATATTAAAGGGAATCGAATCGATCTTCTTGTTCAATCAGAATCAATCGCAAGAGACTTTGGTCGAAGAAATGTTGATGTGAGTATCATTACAAAAGGGAGCTGATTGATTGCCAAAGTATTGGACTTACAATCTGAACGATGAAGTAGAGATTAATAGTAACGCAAAGTATGGGATGCCTTCATTTGTAGGACTTAAGGGCGTTATTATTGATAAAGTAAACAGCTGGCAATATGATTATGATGTGCTTCATTACAACGGTGAGATTGGGAGATACAAAGAATCAGAATTGAATTTAATACATAAAGTGAGTGATACATATTGAGATTGAATCAAAAGGCTTTTGTAGATGAAATGGGGACAGGCATTGTTTCTTACATAGATTATGAGAATAAAATAGTGGGTATTGAGTTTGATGGTATCGGTTATGAAGAATATGATTTTGAAGATAAAGATCTTATCTTATTGCAGTAATTAAAAGGAGTTGATTGGGGTGTATAAAGTCGACGAGAAGGTTATTGTTAATCTCTCTGGTGAAACAGCAACTGTAAAAACAGTGGATGAACGATATCATCAAGTAGAAGTTCAATATGAAGATGGATCTTATGAAGTGTTGGGATGGCACAAAGTCAGAAGGAAGGTGGATGAATGCTGATAATTTTAGAGGGAGCTAGGGGGACTGGAAAGTCTTCAGTCGCGTATAAGCTAAGGCAGCGGTTAAAGCACAGTACATTGATTAACCCAACAGGCTTTCACGAAGATGGTGATGAGGGACTTGCTAAGATATCAAATTATTACGAAGGAATATTCGACCTCTTATACAAATGGAAGGCGAGAGTGAGCGATTATACAACAATATTGGATCGTTTCTTCCCAACGGAGATGGTGTTTTCATCCCTATATAAGGAATATGATTTTCATCAAAAATTTAAGAGCCTTTGCCAACTGCTGCCCACACTGGATGATGATATTTATATTTTCTTTTTTACGGTATCTAATAAGGAAGTTTTAAAAGAAAGACTAAACAGAGATAAGATTCAGTTTGGACAAGTGGAAGAAAGTGTAGAGGAGTCATTAAAGCAACAAGATGCTTATTATAAATACATAAACAAATTAAAAGAATATATTGATTGGTTTAAAAATGGAAGTATGAAGATCATCGAGATTGACACGGCTTATTTGTCTCAGGATGACGTTATTAACTTTGTAATTAGGCGCATAAAAAGGAGTGAATAATCACTCCTTCTACCAAGAATTTATCGAGGTTCTACAGTAATCTTATAAATCACATAGTTATCATTGATATCATAAGCATAAACCAATGCTGTACCGAGTGAAGAATGGGAAGACACAACACCACCAGGACTTATGCTGATAAGATTGCTGCCAGAAACTATTTCCCATCTTGTATAGCCATTTAACAACAAAACATTAGAATTCCTTAGCATATGAAAATCCACTGTTGCAATGGCATCGGCAGGTTTTACAACTTGTTTAATTTGTGCTGGTTCATGGGCAGATGCTTGATTTGTTAACGCTGGAAGAGCCAATGAAGAAATAGATAATGCTGAAACAATCAATCCTTTGTAAAACTTTTTCATAAGATTTACCCCCTAGGTTTTGATTGTGTTACAAGTCTAGTATAGCATGTAAAAATTTAGTAATGTGTGAAGTGTTTGTGAAACTGAATAAAATATCAATTTTAAACAGACTATAAAAGAGAAAGGTAAGTGAATTTGGGAGAGAATTATTTTAGAGTATTGTGGAATGGAACAAGGGTTAACCTTAGGTTCCCAACTAAACAAAAAGCTATTGCATACATAAACAGAAGAAAGGCATTTAACTGTGAGATTCAAGAGCGAACACAAGAGCACAGGCTTGTGAATAGCTGGATCATCCATACATATTGATTGGGGAGGGTACTATCAACTACACTTATAATTTTATATTAGATAACTTAGATTTGATCGAGAAAAGACTTGATGATCTTCATACATATCTAGAGAATACTTTTACATATGAGGAAAGAAAAGTGTGGAATCGTGCTGACAGGGATTTGATTTTTGCACTTATGAAAATCGAAGAAATTAAAAACGACATTTCCTAATTTTTTAATAGACAAACACAAATTAAAAGTATATAATGTTTTCATAGTTAAGAGGTATTTATGAACTACATATGCGATATCTGCAGTGGCTATACAACTCGACCATTGTGCATAAGGATTTCTGAAGAGAAAGTAAGAACAGCAGAGGACAAAATTGAAATCAATTGCTGTAAGAAATGTGGTGAGGCTCTTTTCAAAAGAGTTAAAAAAGAGTGTAAAGGAATGACTATAAAGAAAACATTAAACCATTTAAGCTTAAAAACAAATTAAAAGTAATTTAAGAGGAGTGATTGTGGTTAAGATAGTCATTGGTTCGATCATATTGCTATCCATTATAGGGTTTGGCGTATGGCTTATGTTAAGCCCGACTTTTAGCAAGATTGGTGATAAAGCTAGTAAACTTAAAAACGTTTTGGAGGATGATAAAAATGAATAAGAAATTAATCGGTGGAATTATTGTGGGAGCTGGACTTTTGATTGGCGGTTTTACAGCCTCGTTGTTTATTGAAAAAATCCCTAATGGATATGTGGGTGTTGTTTATTCACCAAATGGAGGAGTAAAAGATACAACTTTAGATCAGGGCTGGCACTTGGTAGGTCTATTTGACAAAGTAACAGAGTATCCGGTTCGAATGCAGACAGTAAACAATGAAGACATCAAAGTAGCAACATCTAATGGGAAAAATATTTCCATGGACATTGCTTATAACTATGTGGTGCAGTCTGACAAAGTTGTTGATGTATTCAATAAGTTTGGCGCTGTTGATGTTGAACAAATCGAAAATACATATCTGAAAACGCGTTTATGGGACGCAGCAAGAAAATCAATCTCGAAATACTCAGTTATTGATACATATGGACAAAAGTCAGCCGATGCTGCAGCAGAAGTACAAAAAGAATTTGCGAAGGATATGAAGAAGTATGGTTTTATTATTGATGATCTTACACTGTGTACCCAAACCAGATAAAGCAACCCAAGAAGCTATCGATGCTCGGGTAAAATCATCTCAGGAGCTTGAGCGGTCACAAACAGAAATCAAGATTGCAGAAGCAGAAGCCAAAAAGAAAAAGATCGAAGCACAGGGTATTGCTGATTACAACGAAATTATTAAAAAATCGATGTCAGATGAAATGATCAAGTATCAATGGATTCAAAAATGGGATGGTAAGACACCTAAAGCGACAGGAACGAATTCAATGATTCAGCTTCCAATGGATGAAAAGAAATAAGGGAAATAGGGGAGTTATTCCCCTTTGAAAATTTCCCAGGCAAGCGCATATAACGACAAAGGTAAACAAAGTTTTGAATGAAATTCAAATTTTATTGAGAGGGGAAGAGAGAGTATGAAAGATAAATTAAAAATTGCTGTGCACCATATTGAAGTAAACAGAGATGAAATGGGCGAAAAGAAAGCACTTGATTTACTCATTAAAGCTATTAAGAAAATCGCAGCTGAAGCGGATGTTTGATTTTAAGGAGTGATGGTTTGACAAGACATAAAGCAAAGTTTGAAGGACAAATTTTACATAAACGTTATAGGTTTGGTATTGATCCTTGGCATTTTGATCATGACCAAATTAAAATGCTTGAGATTTATAAGCCATTTGTTGAAACGAAGCATTGTAGACTTTTAAATTATGGTGTTTATTCATTTGTAGATCGTTCTATAAGTAAAAAGAAAGTCTTTTTTGAAGGGGAGATAGATGGAGAATCAATCAGTGTTGGTGAAAAAGTTTATATTAAAGGTATAAATGATTACATTGTTATCAAAGACAGGTATCGAAACCTTAATAATGAATGGACGTATGAAACAGATTACATTATTAAGATTATTGAAGACGAAGAAACAATTTTAAGCAAAGATTTTGCAGTTAAACAGTATGAAGAAGCTCTTATGGATGTTGAGCATGAAAAAAGATTTGAAAATGCAGATGCAGATAAGGCTAATAAATCTTGGTTTAAACGGCTATTTAATTAAAAGGAGGTGAAAATCTTGAATTTTCTTGGTAAAAGCAAAACGAGCACTGTCCTAAGCAGTAACGGTAAAGTCACTGTCAATGGCGTTACATATGAAGGAAACAATATAACGATAACCAATAACGAAGTTCTTATTGATGGGAAGGCTGTAGAGAGCTCTGTATCTGGAGTGGTTAAGGTTAAAATCGAAGGCACTCCCGCAAAAGTTTATTCTGATGCTTCTGTTGAAGTAAAGGGTGATGTTTTAGGTGACGTTGATTCAGGAGGAAGTGTAAATTGCGGCAATATTAAAGGGAATGTAGATGCTGGGGGAAGTGTAAGATGTGGGACTGTAGGCGGTAGTGTGGACGCTGGTGGTAGCGTAAGGATGGGAAGGTGAAAGGAGCTGAATAAATGTCGAATGTGAATATAAAAGATTCTGCTACGATTATTTTTAAAAAGAGTTCATTTGGAGAAACAGTGGGTGAAATAAAAGTGGTTACTATGCCGTCGAAGGTAGCCGTTTGTGTAGTTGGTCAGAGGTAGCGAGAGAGCAAAAAATAATAGATTCACAAAGTTGGTAAGTTGGTTTGAGAAGCCGTTAAGCGAAGGAAGAATGGCCGAAGCCATCTCCCTAGAAGCCTAATTGTTTAGCAACATATTTGTTTGCTGCTTCTTGTTGCATTTCTTCCCAGTTAAAAAATTTACTGTTTTCTCTAACAAAGTCATCCCACAAATCATCGGGGATTGATTCAAAATCTTGCTGGGTTTCAATGGTGAAAGGGGATTTATCAAGCATTTCATCAAGAGACGAAAATTTCGTATTCTTTTTCATAAAAGAATCGGTAAAAAGCTCATTTAATTGAAGTTCTTGTCCCTTTTCGAGTTCACTAGCCTTTTGTTGCATTTTTTTAAGTTTTCGATCGAATTCTTTGAAACCATTACTCATAAATTTTCATCTCCCGTTCATTTTCTTTTTGATTTTGCTTGAGAGAGAACTGAACCTGCTAAACTCTTTGAAGTTTTGCTAGAGCCTTTATTTTTCAAGACTTTTGAAGCGACTTTAACCATTTTTGGCGATGAGACTCTTCTGGAGCTTGGTTTTCTAGGCATATGTATACACCTGCCTTTCAAGGTAGAATATGTGTTCCATCACAATATATAGTATACTATCACTTGAAGAAACACAATATACTGTGCTCGAGTTGATGGAAGTTCACAATTTGCTTCAGCTAGGAACCTGCGGATAGGAGCTAAGCATTTATTAATTTTCAGTAAAGGGAGGTGAAGTACAGTTATCGTGTTTTTATGTGGAATTACGGATTTATAGGGAGGTGTGATGATGGAACTTGAAGCTAGACTAGCAATACACAAAGATACAGACAATACAAATCCAAAAGGAAAACTCATCGTAAAACCAAACGGAGAATATGTAGACTTTAAATTTGATGATTATAGCCGCGAAGTTTCAGTACTGGCTGATGAGTTGAGAACTGTACTTAATATAGGGAAATAAAGGAGGATGATTTATGGGGAACCATTTCAAATTTAAACTGTCAGAAAAGATACTCTTAAATTCTGATGCTGATTTCAGTAGAACTGTTTTCGAAGCAAAAAGAAGAGGTGGCTCGGATTTGTACGATGTAACTAATAACATGTATGATGAAGCTTTTATTTACACAAAGACGAATGTAGATCAGTATATCAAAAATGGTGATTGGATTCTAATATAAATAAATTAAAAGGATGATTAGGATGACAGACGATAAATGGGTAGTTGTAGTAAAACGCAATGGAGAGCCAGGCAGAGGAGAAGTATACAATAATTTTGTTACAGGAGAAGACATTACATTTACTGATACACAAGCTGCAGAAGGATTTGCTAAGAAGGTTCAAGGAGAAGGAAGGGGATTTCAAGCAGTAGTTGAGTCATTTGATTTTCATGTGGATACAAAAAGGGTGTTTGATGACAGTTTTGTCGCAACATTAGGAGCAAACAGAGTATCACAAAACTAAATAAAATCATAATTTTATATACTAATTAAAAGTAATGCAAGGAGGAAAAGTGATGGGTGCTGCTAAAAAACTGTATGTGAAAAAAGATCAACTTGTGAGCATTGAAGAAGCTAAAAGTAATATGACAATACATACACCGGAAGGCTATTCTGTCCCTGTAGCAGTGGGAGAACTTGTGGCCACCAATCCAAAAGGAGAGCAATATGTAGTACCTAAAAGCTACAGGAATAAATATGTCGAAGTCAAACAATTTAAGGATGCTTCATTATACGAGACGATGGCAAAAGGATATCAAGAAATGGCAGCAATTAATTTAGAAGAGGCAAACACCGGGTTTTCTGCAGATAATCAAGCAGAAGAAATCACTGAAAAATTTGTTTCAGGAAGTATAAACGAATAATGCTTGTTACATATGAAAGCATGACAGGTAATGTTAGAAGATTTGTAAGAAAGCTTGAGCAAAAAATACAAATTAAAACTATGGAAATCACTGAGGATTTACAGGTTGATGAACCATTCATACATATTACATACACAATTAAATTCGGGCAAATTCCTGAAAAAACTCAGAAGTTTATACATAATAATAAAGATTTTTTGTACGGGGTTTGTTCAAGTGGGAATCGAAATTGGGGAAGCTATTATGCTGCGGCTGCAGATAAACTCTCACACCATTATCAAGTACCAGTACTTCTTAAGTTTGAATTAAGTGGATCAGATTCAGACTTGGACAAGTTAATACAGGAGGTTAAGTTTATTGACAGTAATCAATCAGGTGCCAAAGTGGGTTCAACTGAATAACGAAATTATGATTCAAAAAGACGGGAAGTTTCAATTCGAGAAGGACAGGGAAGCTGTACACAGTTATTTTGTTGACTATGTTAATCAAAACACTGTCTTCTTTCACGATCTCAAAGAAAAACTGGACTATCTTTTAGAGAATGATTATTACGAAGAAGAGTTTTTAAGCAAATATACCTTTGAACAGATTAAAGAAGTGTTCAAATTGGCGTATAGCTTCAAATTCAGATTCCCTTCATTTATGAGTGCATTCAAGTTTTACAATGACTATGCCTTGAAGACAAACGATAAGACGAAAATTCTTGAACGATATGAAGATCGAGTGAGTATTGTTGCTTTGTTTTTCGCCAATGGAGATGCTGAAAAAGCAAAAGGATTCACTTCACTTATGATGAAACAGGAATATCAACCATCAACACCTACTTTTCTTAATGCAGGACGAAAAAGAAGAGGTGAAATGGTTAGCTGCTTCTTACTCGAAGTTAATGATTCATTGAATGACATTTCTAGAGCAGTCGATATTTCAATGCAGTTATCTAAGCTTGGTGGTGGAGTCGCGCTTAATTTAAGCAAGATTCGAGCAAAAGGTGAGCCAATTAAAAAAGTTGAGAATGCTACAAAAGGCGTTGTAGGTGTAATGAAACTGCTCGATAACGCTTTTCGATATGCAGACCAGATGGGTTAATTTGGCCCCTTTCGTCAGCAATGGCGATCGAAAACCTCTTTAATTGCTGGGAACTCCTTATAGGACAATCAGCAGCGAAGCCTCATTTGAGGAACGTTCAACGACTAGGCAAAAGCCGTAGGCTACAAGCGATTGGTAGCCGAAACAGGAGGCATTCCAATGGGATGAAGATATAGTCTAATCTTCGTGGTAACACGAAGCAGCCGAAAGGCGGGGCGTGTGTAGCGAACACGTCCGAATAGTCTGCAAAGACAAGGTTCAGGAGCTGCTTATCTTAACGTTTTTCATCCAGACATTAATGATTTCCTTGATACAAAAAAAATCTCAGCGGATGAGGATGTAAGAGCCAAAACATTATCCATTGGTGTAGTTATTCCGGATAAATTTATTGAGCTTGCTAGGGAAGATAAAGACTTCTACATGTTTTACCCCTATTCAGTTTATAAGGAATACGGACAACATTTAGACGAAATGGATATTGCAAAAATGTATGACAAACTGGTCGAAAATCCAAAAGTCAGAAAGAAAAAAGCGAACGCTCGCAAACTATTAGAAAAGCTTGCGTTGTTACGATCAGAGTCGGGGTATCCTTACCTGATGTTTGCCGACAATGTAAATCGATTCCACGCGAACAGTCATATTTCAAAGGTTAAATTTTCTAACTTGTGTGTGACGGGAGATACTCTTCTTTTAACCGAAAATGGGTACGAAAAAGCCTCAGATCTTTATAAAAGTCAAAAAGATTTAAGGGTCGTTATTGACAATCGGACAAAACGGTTTGACAAGGATTGCAAAGGGACTTCAATTGTGAATGCGATACCTATGCAGCTAACTAAAAAGGACGCAGGTGTTTTTAAAGTTAAAACTAAGCAAGGATTTGAAATCAGAGCAACAGAGTGGCACAAGTTTTATGTTAAACGAAATAACGAAATACAGAAACTTCAGCTTAACCAACTTGTTCCGGGGGACAAACTACTGATTCAGTCAGGTGAAGGGGCATATGGGAATATTCATGAACCTGATCTCGCATATATCATGGGGATTATAGCTGGGGATGGAACCATAACAGATAAGACAGCGAAGATTTATTTATATGACAATAAAAAGGTGTTGGAACAAAAGGTTAAAGAGAGTGTTCATCTTGTAATTAATAGACATAAAATTAATCGTGTTTATAAGCACAACACTTCTTTTACTCCAAAATTTAATGTTGCTGATCCAGAGAAACAAGATTTATTATTTATGTCTAGTACAGTGCTCTTTGACATTTTAAATAAATATGGAATGACAAAAGATACAAAAACAAGAGTTCCAGAGTTCTTATATCAAGCTGACAAGGAAACACAAGCAGCTTATTTGTCTGGATTGTTTCAAACGGATGGTTGTGTAAATGCCAATTATAAAGCGAAGGCACTAACAATTGAATTAACATCAGTTGATTTTGAGAGTTTGCAAGATGTGCAAAAGTTACTCATTAATATGGGAGTATATACAACCATTTATACCAATAACAAACGCTCACAGGAGCTTCTCCCTGATGGCCGGGGCGGTTCCAAATTATACAAAGTTAAACCAACTCACAAGCTTAGTATTCAGGACAGAGCGTCGAGAGAATTGTTCATGAGCATTGTTAATTTGAAAGAATATGATAAGTACAAATTCAACATGTTGACTGAAAAATTGCAAGCAAAATCACGAAAGCCAAAACATGATTTCACAGCCGAAATTATCAGCATTGAAAAAGATGGGGTAGAGGATGTCTATGACACTACACAAGAAGATTATCATTCTCTAATTTTTAATGGAATTGTAACTGGTAACTGTTCAGAAGTCCTTCAGGCTTCCCAAGTATCGTCTTACACCGATTACGGAGAAGAGGACGATATTGGCTTGGACATTTCATGTAATCTAGGCTCGATCAATATCTTCAACGTCATGAAGAACGATTCAATTAAGAATACAGTTAAATTAGCTATTGATGCATTGACTCATGTATCGAATAAAACCAATATTACAAATGCTCCAGCAGTTGCTAAGGCAAATAAGCTTATGAGGTCAGTTGGGCTTGGAGCAATGAATCTGCACGGTTTCTTAGCTCAAAATGGTATTGCCTACGAAAGTGAGGAAGCGAGGGACTTCGCGAACACTTTCTTTATGATGATGAACTTTTATTCTCTTGAGCGTTCAATGGAAATCGCCAAAGAAGCCGGGGAAACATATTACCAGTTTGAAGGCTCTACATACAAATCAGGTGAATATTTCAAGAAATACGAAGAACAAAGCTTTAGTCCAAAGTTTGAAAAGGTAAAAAAACTGTTTGGGCAACAGCATATTCCAACAATTGAAGATTGGAAGCAGCTTAAACAAGCTGTGATGAAGTATGGCTTATATCATTCTTATAGACAAGCAATAGCTCCTACAGGAAGCATCTCATATGTTCAATCCTCAACAGCTGGTGTCATGCCGATCATGGAGCGGATTGAAGAAAGAACTTACGGCAACTCCAAGACGTACTATCCGATGCCTGGACTTGCGCCGAGCAACTGGTTCTACTATAAAGAAGCGTATGATATGGACATGTTCAGAGTTGTCGACATGATCTCGACGATTCAGCAGCACGTTGACCAAGGCATAAGCTTTACATTGTTCCTGAAAGATACAATGACGACACGCGATCTGAACCGGATCGACCTTTATGCCCACCATAAAGGAATCAAAACACTTTACTATGCAAGAACGAAGGATACAGGGCAGGAAGGTTGCTTGTCATGCGTGGTTTAGATAGTGAAGAAGCACTCTTATTAATTGGCGTCTACATTTTGTCTGTAATACTCAGCGCATTAATGTTGCATTACGCTATTAATAACAATTGGAAAAGCGATAAAGCATGGCGAGATTGGTGGGATTTTGTAGACACACTCATTGTTCTACTTCCTGTATTTAATATATTTTACACTCTCCCACAATTCATTGATGCATTCTTTTACCAACGAGGATGGCAATAAAGGAGGACGAATAATTGACGAAATATACAGCGGCCAACTGGTCGCAACACGACGACGGGTTCACGCAGATGTTTTACGAACAGAACGTTAAGCAGTTTTGGTTGCCGGAAGAGATTTCGCTAAACGGCGACCTTCTAACGTGGAAGTATCTCGGAGCCAACGAACAGGATACGTATATGAAAGTGCTCGCGGGTCTAACGCTGCTCGACACGGAGCAAGGGAACGAAGGTATGCCGCTAATTGCCGCCCAGGTATCCGGCCACCAACGTAAAGCCGTCCTAAATTTTATGGCGATGATGGAAAACGCAGTCCATGCGAAATCCTATTCGAACATCTTCATGACGCTTGCGCCAACGGAGAAAATCACGGAACTGTTCGAATGGGTGAAGACGAATCGCTACTTGCAGCAGAAAGCCGAAATCATTGGCGGCCTATATAACGCGATTGAGGCTGGCGATGACATTTCGTTATACAAGGCGATGGTTGCGTCGGTCTACCTCGAAAGTTTCCTTTTCTACAGCGGATTTTATTATCCGTTATATTTCTACGGTCAAGGTAAGCTAATGCAGTGCGGTGAGATTATCAATCTCATAATTCGGGACGAAGCGATTCACGGTGTTTATGTCGGTTTGCTTGCCCAGGAAATTTACAACAAGAAAGACGAAGGCACGCAGCATCGACTTGAAATGTTTGCGTTAAGCCTCATCGAAGAACTCTATCGCAACGAGATCGCCTACAATGAAGAACTGTATGATCAAGTCGGCCTCACACATGACGTTAAAAAATTCATCCGGTATAACGGAAACAAAGCGTTGTCCAATCTCGGATTCGATCCGTACTTTGAAGAAGAGGAGATCAATCCGATCGTGTTGAACGGGTTGAATACGAAAACGAAGTCACACGACTTCTTCTCAATGAAAGGGAACGGCTACAAAAAAGCATCAGTTGAACCGTTAAAGGATTCAGATTTTTATTTCGAGGAGGTATCACTATGATGAAATTAATCAAATTAGAACAGCCTTCATGCACCCCTTGTCAATTAGTCTCTAATTATCTAAAAGAAAAAGGGATTGAATTTGAGGCGATTGATGTTACTGTACGGCCAGAAGTAGCAGCAGAGTATGGAGTATGGGAGTCCCCGTCACTATTCTACTCGATGGAGAAGGTAAAGAAGTAAAACGCAGCAGCGGTTTTAAGCCAAATGAATTAGATGAATTAATTTTTAAAATCGAAAACTATAAATAAAATGGTAATTTTAATGTGAATTAAAAGGGGGATGGTATGAAAAATTATGACGAGATCTATGAATCATTTTGGAAAGGAATAGTGGAAAATGAAGATGGGACGGTCAACACTGAACAAGTAAAGAAAGAGCTGTTCGATTATCAAGCTCTTTTAGAAAATGCGTCTCAAGTTTATTCAAGCTTCACTCAATACTCAAAGCCTTTGACGTATTCTCAGTTTATCATCGATGAAATAAATGAAAAATACATACGTAAAGATCTTCTGCTAGAGGACATTAAAGAAATGGCCGCGGAAGGGGTCATCTCAGTTCAAGAAATTGAAGAATTATTAAAATTAAAAAGAGAGGAAAAAAGAGATGAAATCTAAGCTTACCAAAAATAATTGGGTTTATATAAATAAAAAAGCTAAAGAGGGTAAGTTATTAAGATATCCAATAAGGCATTCAGGTGATCCTGAGTTTGAAGGGGAGTTTGAATTAAGAAAAGAGATTTCAAAAATGTCTAATTCAAATTTCAATATAAGAGATTACGATGACGCAGAGAATGCTATAAGTGATTTAAACTGCGTTTTTGATGAAAAACCTTATGACATACATGTGCCATTTGCTGAAGAAACGTGTAATTGGGTAATTGAACTTGAAAATGGTATAAGATTATGGGTTCAAACTGAAGATGAATACTACGGAGGCGGTGAATATTCAAGTGGAGTTTCATTAGAGGGGTTTATTTTTGACAACTACGATAAGGATGCAATTTTAGAAGCCGCTAAATGGTTATCTAAAGTATTCTAATGGTTTGCTAAAATTAATTAATAAATCAAAAGGAGTTTGAAAAATGACACTACAAATCAAAATCAAATATGCAGATATAACTCAAACGCGCATTTCAAAAATTGAACAGGGAGATTGGATTGATCTGAGAGCTGCGGAGGATGTGTCTATTTTAAAGGATGAGTTTAAATTGATTCCTCTTGGAGTGGCGATGGAATTGCCTGAAGGGTATGAAGCTCATGTTGTTCCTCGTTCAAGTACATATAAAAATTTCGGTATCATTCAGACAAATTCAATGGGCGTGATTGATGAGGCATACAAAGGGGACAGTGATTTTTGGTTCTTCCCAGCTTATGCTCTGCGAGATACTGAAATTAAAAAAGGAGATCGGATTTGTCAATTCAGAATTATGAAGAAGATGCCTGCAATTGAATTGGTCGAGGTCGATCATTTAGGTAACGAAAATCGGGGAGGACATGGTTCAACTGGCACTAAGTAAATAAAAAACCTTGGCTTCTTCATGATGTACAAGCAGTGTGGAGTGCAGCCAAGGTTTGGCCAAACTTAACTTAATCTTTAATTGTATAGCTTAGTTTCTGTGTATCGTAATAAAATTTGTAAAGCTCTTCGTGATCCCAGCCGACAAAATCCTTTTGTTTTGGATCGTAGGCTTGGATATCAAGAAAGCTTCCTCTATTTTTGTATCCGTTTGTTAAATTATTTACTTCGGTATAGATGATAACTTTTTTGAAAGGTGAAGTTGAAGATATTGCGTTCTTAATTGCTTCAATAATTTTGTTTAACCCAGTTTTGTTTGGTTGCAGCGTTTCTTTTGAATTTTTCAATAAAAGAAGACTTATATCGTGATTATTAGGAGGCAAATGTGCAAGCACGAGGTTCCAAAGTAAGATCAATAAATGCCGTGAATTGTTGGACGTTAGCTGAGGCCACAGAAAGTAGGGCGAAGAAAATCGAAAAGAAAATAATTAAAAGACATAGGAGGGCGCTTGAGAAAAAAGTGGCCAAAGAGGAAATCAAAGACGCGCTTAGAGGTGAGGAACAATGAAAAATGTCGATGAAATAAAGCAGCACCTTGAAAAGATTGAGAGGCTAGAACAAACTCTGGTTGTTTTTGAGGAGTCAGACGAATTGTACCTTGACTTGCTCCATAAAATCCAGGGGGAGTTTAATGAAATTGGAGACTTATCTTTAGATGCTTGTCTTGAATTAACTGAAAAAATACGCAATGTAGGAAGCACAACAATCAATAATAAAATTAAAGCTTTACCCGATGCGGTTCAGAAAAGTGTCAAGGAGAATATGAACGAACTAATAAATGGACTAAAATGAGGTGAACAATATCGCTAACATTGCAGATACAGTTTTAAAATCAAATTTATATAAAATACTGTCCGAAGGCAAATCAGATAAAGGACAAAAGATTCGGCCTAAGTGGTCTGATGATACGCCAGCTTATACCTTAAAATGTTTTGGAGTGTTGAATGAATATGATTTACAAAAAGAATTCCCTATTGCTACTTTAAGACCAACAGCATTCAAATCAGGGTTAAAAGAAATTCTCTGGATATACCAAGATCAATCAAATGATGTTCAGTTGCTTGAAGAAAAATATGGGGTTAAGTATTGGCGCAGCTGGGCTAATGAAGATTGCAATTTAGGCTTAGCCTATGGGAGACAGATGCAGTATGAACACAAATACAAAGAAGGATACTTTAATCAGATTGACAGGTTGATTTGGGATCTAAAAAACAACCCATACAGTAGACGAATCATTACAAATTTGTATAATCATCAAGATCTTCATGGAATGACGTTATATCCATGCGCTTTCTTGACAATGTGGGATTATGACGGAGAATTTTTAAACATGACCCTTGTTCAACGCTCTTCAGATTATCTTGTAGCTGGTAATATCAATGTAACTCAATATGCGTTATTACAGCATATGATTGCACAAGTTTGTGGTTATAAGCCAGGGAAATTTCATCACTATATTAACAACTTACATATCTATGACCGACATATCGAACAAGCTAAAGAAATTATTTACCGCGAATCCTTGGCAGCACCAAAGTTAATAATTGATGATTCAATAAAGAATTTTTATGACTATAAACCTGAACACTTCACTCTAGAAGGATATAAGCCGCATACACAAATCAAACTTGAGGTAGCCTTATAAAGAATGTAGAAAACAATAGACAAACACAAATTAAAAGTATATAATCAGGGTGAGGTCGTTACTCACCCTTTTTCTGTGGGATACCTGGCAAAGGGGATGATTCATTTAGAAAAAATAAAACACAAATTAAAAGTACTTTGAGGAGGTGAGGGATTGAGTTCAGAAGCAAGTGACGCGCATAAGATTGATCTGGCAGCAAAAAAAGTTGAATTAGAAAAGGAAAGTGAAATACTTCAAGGGAAAATACTCGAAAAGGAACGTGACATACTACGACTCGAGACTGAACAGGATAAAGAGCAGCTTGATCTATTGCTTGAAATGAGTAAAGTTCTTCAGCAAATTGAAAATAAGAAATGGGTTAGTGCAACAATAGCTTTTAAGATTATTAGAAGTAATCCAGGCAAATATTTTGATCTATTTAAAATGAAAGACGGTAAAGCCTACATAGTAAATAAAAGATTCAAAGAATTAGATCATGAGTTTTTCATATTAAAGGGTGAATTAAATGAGATATAAAGTACATATCAAGGATTTTTGTGCATTGGTCAGTAAAGGTCAGTTAGAAACTGAACAGATTTACTTGTGTCACGAGGGGCATTTGTTCGAGAAACCAGGTTATAAACAAGTTAAACCAATGGATTTGAAAAAGAGATTGCAGTATGCCCTATTTGTGGATGCGGCAAATCGTTTTACAGTGAATTTCAATTTAAACAAAACAACGGAAGTAGCTAAATGGAGGCGGTAAAATGGGCGAGCGTTATTTTAATTTCAGTCTAGCGGATACGAATAAACAACTACGAGAGGTCAACGAATTAGCAGCGAAAAAGGTTGCTGAGTTTCAAGATTTTAGTTCTAAAGTTGAAAGGGTAGTCGAATATAACGAAATTTTGCTCTGCACTATTGCCGGATTGATTGCGGAAAACGAGCGGCTGAAACACACGATTGAAGAAGCGGAAGAACTTACGGCCGAACTCTACGTCAGATCTGAGCGGCAGCCATCAGAACCGGGCGTGATTCCGATGAAACTTCCGGATAACCTTTCGGCTGATCAGCGGCATATCATCACCGCATTACACGGACTACTAATGCGCGAATTAAAGGAGGGCGAACGATGAACGTTACTATCAGCCTTTTAGACGACGAAATCGAGAAGATTCTCCGAGACCACTTTGCGCAAAAAGGATTTCACGTAAAGGGGTCGCAGATACAATCGGACGGAAGCGGCATTGTTCGTTTCAATATACAACTGTATGCGTACGATATTCTCGCGAAGGAGGACGAATAGATGAGCGAAATTAAAAAGCCGGTAATTACGAAGGAGCAGGCGGAAGCGTTAGAGGCGTTTTTAGAGGTGGGGACAAAAGAAGAACTGCTGACTGCTAAAGTACACTGTTGTCATTTCGGAGATGAATATTCCGGAATTAATGCTATCGACATCATGACGCTCGCGGCCGCATTAATCAACGGATATGAAGTCGAAAAGACGCCGGAGGAGAAGGTGCGGGAATATTACGAGAAACTCTGCGATGGGTACGATCGCGCACAGTTCCATGAGGACAAAGGCAAGTACTTGCTCATGAAGCGATCAGTCCGTAGAACGTTGGATGCTCTCGGAGTCCAAATAGCCGGGATCAATGACGAAGAAGGTGACGAAAATGCCAACGACAGATAAACCGGTATCCAAATGGAATGTACGCGACTTCCAGGCGTATTTAAAAGCGGAGCATGAGCGGCTTTACGGCGTCCCTTACGTTCCGATGCCTACTCGCGAACCATGGAAGGCGGAAGCGGGAATGCTCGGGCGCTGGGTCGGAACGAAACGGAAGCCGGGCGAATACGGGCCGGAAGTAACGAAGCGATTCATCGATCTGTGCTTCGCGGAATACAGGCCGTCAGCTACATGGCCGGGAGTCAGTTTCGGATGTATGAAAACGTATATGGGACGGAATTTGCAGCGGGCAGTGGCGGAAATCAGGGCCGAAGAAGCGGCGCAACAAAGGCGGAAGCAGCAGGCGGAAATCGGCGACGACTTTTATTAAACGGAGGGATTGCGAGATGGCATGTAGATTGTGTAAAGAACGCGGAAAAACGTGGGAAGGATCAGATCCGGTTTGTGCTTTCGAAAATGGCGTATTTTCGCCAAAGAATTGGAACTGCGCAACGATGAGTAAATTACGTAGGTTATCGGAGGGACTCGGGAATTCTGATCGTGACGATGATTCTTGCGGTTCAATAGGGTACGTGCCTTTAAGCGACAATTATGCGCCGGCAACTTACGAAGGGTACGGAGGATATATCGTTATGATGTGGTACAAAGAACGTGGAAGAGTCGGCAATGCACTGTTTATGACGGATGAAGGTGCGGAACCATTGACGATTGAGCACGCAGAAATAGCGATTAAAACGGCTGAAGGGTGGTTACGGAATGGCTAAAACGAAAAAGTATGTGCGGATTAAGAAAGCAAGTGGGTCTAGGTACTGGTACACAGATAAGATTGGTGAAGTTTTCGAAGTCGCACGGGAAGACAACGCCGACTATGTGGTATATAACGGAAGTATTGATGGTTGTTTAGTAGCTAAAGAAGACGCCGAACTCATCGTCACAGAAAAGCGTCCGGCTGAGGTTGGCGAGCGTGTCTTGATTACGGAAAAACCAGTCCGTAAAGACTACGAAATTTATGAACCTGTGACAGTAGACAACGTTAATATTTACGGTGTTGAATCGTACAAGAATGGTCGTCCAATATTCTTAAACCATTACGAATACGAAGTCATCGTCAGTAACGAAGTTAAAAACGAGGAGGCTGACGAAATGAATAAAATGTTAGTAGATCAAGCGAAAACTGTGTTCGAAAGAAAGGACGACAAATATTTTGGGTATAAATCTCGATTGGGAGATATTGTCATCGGTGGGGCGTATTCTTATGCATTCGTTGTTCATTACGCGAAAACAAACGAGGATGTTGTTATTATCCCTGGTGATGTTAATACGGTCACAACACCGGTTTGCACAACAGAAGCAGAACGTCTATGGAAGCCAGAAAAGACCGCACAAGAACGTCGAGATGAAATCGTTGAGCAGGCGAAGGCGGATGTATCGGGTTTACTCAAAAGAGACATCGGACATGATCACGAATTCATCGTAAACACCGAAAAAAGAACCGTCGTGGTTTTGAGAAAGCTGAGAGGATGTACGAACATAGTCCGCAGAGGAATCGCCAAGGCCGCACCAGACGACTGCTTCAACGTCCATATCGAAAAGGCTATCGCTCTCTATCGCGCACTTGGGCTCGAAGTACCTGACGAATATCTTAATGTGCCGCAGCCGAGGGAGGTTCGTGTGGGGGACGTTGTTATGTCTATCGCCGATAAGTCAAAAGTGTACGTAATAGTAGATGACGAAAAACGGTTGATTGATGGAGAGGCTGCTCGTACATCAATAGTAGCTAAGTATGGAAAAATCATCGACGACAGCCGGACGGGGCGATTTAAATCGTAGAGTAAAGCCAAAAGGGTTTTTAGTTATATTTCGGTGTTATTAAATTTGGGTCTAGGCGCTGGCATCTATCCACTAACACAGTTGGCTCTGTATAAAATCTGTATTTCATATAGAAAGGAATGTAGAGGGGAGTAGCCCCTTCATGTAATTTAATGAAATTGCCCGCCCATTTGCTGTTGAGCCATTTGGACAAGACGTTTAGTTATTTCTCCTCCAACTGAACCATTTGCTCTTGAAGTAGTCTCTGCACCTAATTGAACACCAAACTCTTGAGCTATTTCAAGCTTCATTTGTTCAATAGCTGCCTGAGCATTTGGAATAAGCAATTCATTAATATTGTTATTACGTGCCATGCTAATCATCTCCTATTGAGGTTAATGGTAATACATACTGTTATTATTTGAATTTGAAACTGTTTTATTCATTATTTATGAAAGGAGGAGTTGTATATTGAGTCAATTTCATTTATTCAAATACCCGGTGACATCTAAAGAAGGGAATGAATATGCCGTCAGTGTCTATGATGAAAGATACTCTTCAAACGCTGTAAGAGTATCACTATATAAAAAGACGCAAGGGTTTTTTAGAAATGAAAAATTCAAGTGTCTTACAGGAAGCGGAAATTGGGCTCCCTGTTATGACGAAAAGGAATGGAAATACGATTATATTGCGATGGCAATAAACGAGGTAATTAGATACGAGAATTCAATCAAAGAAAAAATCGAACATGAAAATAAGCGAAAAGTAGCCTTTAAGATGTTTGAGAAGTGGAGTGGAAAAGAGGGATCTTCTTGAGGTATGGGAGTTAAAAATAATTTATGAAGAGAGGAATGGGGATGTTTAAATATCACACACGACACGGAATTGTGTCAGTCCAAATTGGTAAGCAAAATTTTGAAAACATGACAGTCGAAGTGAACGAAGAAGATGGGGAATAAATTGACTTGCGATATGTTTCACGAAGATGATGGTGAATCGATTTATTTTCATCACACTATATAAAATGTTGATTTCATTTAGAAAGGTGGAAAAGTATTGACCGTTACAGCTTGGATTTTGTTGATTATGTTTGGTTTATTCGCCTTATCAGATTTGAACTTAACTGAAGATGAAACAAAGCATATCAAGTTCTTCATAATAATGAAATTTGTTTCTGTCTTTATAGCTGCTATAGCTGCAGGCGTGATTTGGGGAGGGCTATTTCAATGAGATTAATAAGGAGAATGATCGATAATCTGCTTAATTCAAAATAAGACGGGAGTGGTGGAATGATTCTCAAATGGATAGAAAATAAGGAGAAGAATAAGTTGATGGATGAGTTAAGTACTTTCATCGACAATTTGATTGGTGAAAGAGATTCATTTGCAGAAAAGCTGAGGAACTTCAAAAAAGATGAAGAAATCTCTAAATTGTTAAAAGAAAACGAGAATCTTAGAATTAACAGCCTTCATACATTATCTGAAAAAGAAAGGGAGGAAGCGGATGCTTTTAGGGAAGAACATTGGAAAAAATGTAAAGGTAACACATCTTTTCTTTTAACAGGTGCAAGTATTGGTACAAGAGTAGAGGTGATTTGCTCAAAATGTAAAACCCAAAAAGACATCACAGACATTAGTGTGTGGTAAAGAATAATTTATTTCGAGGTGAATAAAATGGCGAAAGTTTATAAAGCAGAATTTTATATTACAGATATGTCTAATGAATTTTACAGTGTTGATGATCTTAAAGAAAAAATTGAAGAATCGCCAACATTCAGGTGGTCACTTGTTCATGTTTCAGATGTTAAAGAATCCGAAGAATTTGAGTGGGGTAATGATTTGAAAATTAACAATATTGCGGCTGCAACAGAGGATTATGAAGAGTATTTTAAGAAGAAATAAAATCGGTCTTTCAAAAGATAATTAAAAGGAGTATAAGTGATGGATGTAATTGATGATTTTAAAGGTAAGTATTATTTCTTAAGCAATTTCTATTCAGCACCAGTAATGTACCAAGGAATCACATATCAAAATAATGAAGCAGCTTTTCAAGCAATGAAAGTGACAGACAAATCAATTCACTTGGAGTTTTCAGATTTGCCTCCTAATCTAGCAAAAAGGAAAGGGCGTAGAGTTAAACTGAGGCCGGATTGGGAAGAAGTCAAAGAAACGTTTATGTATGAGATCGTGAAAGCTAAATTTGAACAAAATGATCAACTCAAGAATCGGCTTTTACAAACAGGGGAATCAATTTTAATTGAAGGAAACACTTGGGGAGACAGAGATTGGGGAGTTTGTAACGGGATTGGAGAAAACAAGCTTGGAAAAATTCTAATGAGAGTCCGAAATGAACTAAAGGAGGTTTCACTTGGAGGAAAGCAATCAACTTGAATCGCTTTTAAGCAAGATTCAGAGAAAACTAGATACCGTGAAAGAAGCTATAGCGGACAATGATTATCCAAGAGCCAACAGAAACCTAATTAACCTTGCAAATGACAATGAGGAGCTAATGTATCAATGTAGGTTGGCCATGAAAAAGAATGGACTAAACAAAAAGACGAATTAAAAGAACTTAATCGGAGAGTGATTAATTGGCAGCAACCAATGAAGGGAAAGTATTTGAAGCGAATGTTGAAAAATCAGCAAAAGATCAGAGTATATTCTTTTACAGAATTAAAGATGTTAATCCAATGTTTTTAAAGAGAGGGACTGCAGTATCCAAAAATAAATACGATTGTTTCATTCATTATAAAGGGTACTTGTTCCCTGTTGAGATGAAGTCGACAAAGAATAAGTCATTCTCGTTCAGCGAGAAAATTATAAAGCCTCAGCAAATCAAATATCTTACTGAAGCAGCCAAATACCCATACATAATCCCTGGTTTTTTGTTTCAATTCAGGGAACCAGAAAATAAAGTGTATTTCGTACACATTGATGAATTCCTTACATATAAACATATAGCTGAAAATCAGTTAGAACATACATACGAGAATAAAGTTAATAAATCAAGTATTCCGATCAACATCTGTGAAGAGATTGGAACTGAAGTCAGATGGATGAAGAAGAAAGTCAATTATACATATTACTTAAACAAGCTCTGTGATGAGCTTATAAAACAGCATGGTAATAAGACAAGTTTCGAATCACATACCCTTTTGAAAAGGGGTGGTGGTGCTTATTGAAATATGTTCCTGGAGTAAGATATGAACTCGAAAGAGAAAGCAGTCCAAATTGCATTTTAAGTTTCAAAAATGAGCCTAATTACGATCTTATGGCAGAGGCTTTTATAAATTTATATTATAGACTTAAACTAAAAGGAACAGTGGATTGA